ATATGTTAGGCATGTAACCTCTTTGTCTAAGGGGGGTGGGGTCGTCTAGAATATCCAGATCATAAAATCAAAAGGGGTGGTCTTTGTTTTCTTTAGCTAAGAAATTTGATTAGTCGTTTTGTGATTCTTCTAGTAGTCGGATGATCTTCTCTTCTATCTCTTCAGCTATCGTTTCGCTTGCTCTCTCTTCTCTTTGTTCCACAACGTCTGTGAATATTCCAATGGTCTTACCCAGTAATTCTAATGCCCTGACTCTGCTAGCATCTGAATCAGCATCCCTAGACTCTGCCATGAGCCTTTCAAGAACATAGTTCTTCGTTCGTATGCCAGAAGCTACTGAACCATCCTCTCGTTTACTTATGAGCCTCTGAACGCTTAGTGCTATCTTAGGGTTTGCTAGCAGTTTAGATGACTCTGTCTCTACCCATTTAGGTATCTTCCCTGACTTCGTTAGAGTGACATTGTAAGCCTCTGCATATGCCTCTTTATAAGTTACCTTTCCCTTTACTATGAGTTCTACAAAATGTCTTTGTTTCGGGGTCAAAATTTCGGGGCGGTCTTTAACTATTTTTAGGTTTGGTTTTTTCTCGTCAGTCATAGGGAATATTTTACTGGTCTTTATTTCTTAATGTAATGACTGCAATGTGCTTGCAATCTACTCCCATTAGCGTAGAGTTAATCTCATGGACAGAAACAGCAGATCAACAAACCCCGACAGCGTGTCGGTCTTCTTGGTTTGGTTAATTTCTTACCAGTTATATTTTAACGTGGAGGTTTTATAGAACAGCACAATACGACTCTGACAAATTCCTAGGGATAAGTGACAGTAGCCTAGGTCGTACCCCAGAGACCATGCAAAGCGAGAGTGACAATCGTTAGGAAGACAAGATGCATGATAGGGCGGTAAACGATACACCAAGTTCCCAGAACAAGAATAAAGTTCTGCTCCTCAAATACTAAAGAATAGAGGGGGACAGTCTCACAATGGTGGGATGCAAAACTGTCAGCAAGTGTGTGCTTGCTCTGATGATGGAACAAAAGTTCCGAAAACAGTCTTTTAACTATTAATCTATGATGGAGAAAAATTATGGATTGAACAAAATGTATATGGGTCATCGCCTAGTCCAGGACTATGGAGATGCTTCACATAATGAAAGAGTCAGAACAGTTCCTTTAGTTTCTTGGTTCGGTGGGTGTTGGTAAATCAGAAACGATTTATCATTTGCGGAAAGTCTTGCTGAAAAGGAAGGTCTTACAGTTAGTTGGATAATGCTTCCCCGACTGCAAAACTATTTGGTGTGGTCGATTTTAGGCTGAGTCATTTTGAATCTGTAGAACTTTGGCGGACTTCCTTATATTCTTGATGGAGTTCAGAAGAGAGCAATGCTCGGAAATTTACCGACTAAAGGTAAAGGTCTGCTGTTCTTAGATGAGTTCGCTCAAGCGGGTCAAGACCTTCAAGCAATTGCTTCGCAGTTGATTAAGGAACGAAGACTTGGAGACTATGTCTTGCCTGATGGGTGGACAATAGTTCTTGCGGGAAATCGTCACAGCGACAGATCAAGTGCAAACAAAATTGTGGCACATGGGATGGGTCGTGTCGGGATTAATCGAGTTCGAGAGCAACGCTAACGACTGGCTAAAGTGGGCAAGTGAAAATAGGTGTTGATGAACGCTTGATCGCTTTCATTCAGTATCAGCCACAGTACCTTAATAATTTTGACCCCAAAATTGTTGAGCCGAGTGCGACTCCTAGGACAATCACTAATTTGTCTAAGGTGCTAGCACAAGAAGCCTGACAAGGAAATCTTCAGAAACTTGATCTATGGTTTGTAGGTCGAGAATTTACTGCGGAGTTCATGGCTTTCATAACCTTGATGCAAGATGTTCCAAATCTTGAAAAGGTGTTGGGTGGCAAGAAGGTGGATGTTCCCGAAGGTGTGGGTCTGCAATACGCTACTGCGGTTGCCTTTGACTTCTACCATTAAGGAATCGAAGGACTCAGAGTTAGCGATTCATTTTGAGAACGCTCTAAAATTTGTAGAGCAATTTCAGACTGATGAGTTTGCTATCTTCTTTGTTCGTACTATGGTGGGAATAAAATCTCAGTTGAAACAGACTAAGGTTTATTCTGACTTTGTGGTTAGACATCAAGACTTATTGATCTAATCCAAGGGACTGGAGTGGAGAAAATGTTACCAGTAATATTTTCTCTGCTCTGTGTTCTAACTGATCGTGGACTGTGTGGTCTGCCTGATGATGATTCAAAAGAATCGAAATCAGTTCTTTTAACTAATTATCTATGGAGGTTACTATGGATAACAAAAAATCGGTGTTGCAAGAAGTTGCGACTTTAATTCACATACATAAGCAAATACCTAGCGGTATCAAAGTTGATCGTGAGATCAGCGATGAGGTTACTGGTATGTATTCTGCTGATGATAGAAGCATCAAGGTTGATAAGAAGTTATATTCTTTTGACATCAATTCTCATATGAGAAAAATGTTCAACAAGTTTATGAACAGAGAGATCAAGCCTTATGTTTACCCATGGCAAGAAGGAGACAGTAATAAATCAGTTTATTATCTGTTACCTAATACTCACTATGAACAAGTTCAACAAGCTATTAATAAGTTTCAGTTGGAGTGGGATAGAGAGGTCAATCATTTTATCGGTAGCTACGAGACTTATGTCGAAGGTGCTAAAGATACTTTGGGCAATGCTTGGAAATCGGAAGACTATTTGGAGCAATGGGAGATAGCACGAAAGTTTGTTTTTGATGTTAACTTCAGAAACATTCCTTCAGTTGAGTCTGATATTCGTACTACTGCTTCAGCTAAGTTGCGAAAACAAATCGCTTCACAAGTTGAAGGTAGCTATCGTCAAAACGAGAAACTCTTGTTGGATGATGCCAAGGAGAATTTAGATTCTTCTTTAGGGCGAGTCATTGATGCGATGAAAAACTTCAAGCCGAAAGATAAAGGCGGAGCATTTTTCAAAGATGCGATGTTCGATAAGTTGAAAGTTGATAATGACAGAGCGAGAGTTCTGAATGATCAGGTCTTTCAATCTGAAGAGTTAGCGGAGTCTATTGATTCGGTTGACCAATTGCTCGGTAGCATTAATTCAGTTGATACTCTTCGAGATAAAACTGAGTTGGGAGAGTCTAAACGTAAGCAAGTTCTTGCTAGTGCGGAAGATTCCAAGAGCAAGTTGAACAAGAACCTTATGTCTAATGTTTTCGGAGGTGGTAAAGATGTCTAGTTACAATACTTTAAGTGATCAGATTTATCACAATCCGAAATACACAGCGATGGACATCATGCAAAAAGCAAAAGCCAGACTGATTGAGTCTTCAGTTGGGATGGCGGGCATGCTCTTGCAGTTGGAGTTGATCGAAGACAATTCGTTTGACACCATGGCTACCGATGGCAAGGTCATCAAGTTCAATGCTAACTTTGTTTTATCTCTACCTATGGAAGAGATAACTGCGGTTATCATTCACGAAACTTTGCACGTTGTTTGGGGTCATCATCTTAGGATGGGTAGACGTAATGCTAACCTTTGGAATATTGCTTGTGATTATGCAATCAACAATTATATCTATGATGTATTACGTCAGCCTTTACCAGAAGGCGGACTGATTGATGTTCAAAAGTATGGTAGAGATTCAGCCGAGAAAATCTATTCTACTTTGATGAGTGATGACGAAGCTTTGAATGACTTGATTGATCAAGACTCTGACTCGGAAGATTCAGACGAACAAGAAGATCAAGACAGTCAGGGTGGCGGTCAGCAATCTGAGGATCAGAACCAAAACGCAGAAGAAAATATTACTGGTCAGGAGTTTTCTGGCGGGTCTCAATCCGATGAGGAAGGAGACCAAAGAGAAAATCCAAAAGATGGGACTGGTGGTAAAAGTGCTAGCGGAGAAGTTGACTTGAATGAGTTGCCTTCTTTTGCGGGTGCGATTCTTCCCGCTACTGATGAGGATGGGCAAGCATTAAGTGATGATGAGATTAAAGAACAGATGACTGTTCTAGATGCTCAAGTCATGGTTGCTCAGAAACTCGAAAAAGGTATCGGTCATAGTGGCGGTGTTGACTATCTCGGTGGCAGAGAAGCTGAGATAACTCAAGTCTCTGTGAGTTGGGAAGATGAAATGGCAGACTTTCTTTCAACGACTAAGTCTGATTCTAACTCATGGTCTCGACTCAATCGCAGACACCAACACAGAGGTATCAATCTTCCTTCTAAGAAGAGCGAGCCTTCTATCAAAAAGATAGCAATGATGGTTGATGTTTCGGGGTCTACTGAACATGAGCGAGATGACTACGTCACTAATGCTATGGACTTGTTCGAGCAGTATCAGGTAGAAGTTCTTGCGGTCAACAGATTCGCTAGCATTGCTTTACGAAATGCTAATGGCGAATACTGGGAGACTTGGGATACTACTCAGGGCGATTCTCTTCCTGACAAGGATGAGTTTCCTAGTGCGGGTACTGGTGGCACAGAGTTCACTCCGCCATTCAATGCTTTTCATCAAAAGCTAGAGGACAATGATGACTATGATGCAATCATTGTCTTTACTGATGGTTATGGAGAGGTTGACCCAGAGGTTGAGCCTGACGTTCCAGTCTTGTGGATATGTTCAGAACAGTCTTCATACTCTGAGGACTTGCCATTCGGCAAGGTTGTTTACATGGATATATTACCCAGACAATTCTGAGAGGGGTCTATTTGGGGGGTTACTTACCCCTCAACCCCTCTTAGTTTTGCCCTTAGAAGCCACGTATGGAGGTCAAATTTTAATAAATTCATAATAAATAGGAGAAAAGTATGAAGTATTATCCAGATACAGATGAACCAATCTTAGAATGCGGAAGCTTATATCATGTAGGCAATGACGTTTATGAGTTGGTTGATGCAAAAGGTATTTCTTGTGGAACAGTCTGTGAGAAATGTGTTAATAAAGTCAAAGCTAGTTATCGACCTGAGATTTTTACTAATCCTAAATACGATATGTATGAAGAAGATATGTATGAGTCTTGGGCAGAAGATACACACGACTATTAGTTCACTTAGATAAAATTAAAGCGAAGGTCTATCCAGAAATGGTTAGGCTTTCGCTTTTTTTTTGGTCTAAATTTTTTGCATCTGCTTGTGAAAAAAGTGGCTAGTAAAATAAAATATTTACTGGTTATATATTCTATGCGAGTCACAGACCATGAACTTTTCCTTTTGATGCGTATTCCAATTACACATGCGTGGTGACTGGTTGGTGATAGGTTACAAAAATATTTACTGGTTACAGGTTTGCCTGTGGATATCCTGTTGATAGAAATTTATAGTTGTGGATAACTTGTGAATAAAGTACAATGTTTGTATTACTTCAATGACCTCCATGTCATAGAGTTTTAGTTAAAAGATTAAGAGGAAGGCGATTATTTAGTCATGCCTTCCTCTTTTTTTAGGGCATTGACTTGTGCCTAGACGTTTCGATTGGTTTAAGTTGATGCCCGCCTAAAGCTTTCATAATACCTTCAAGATGCTATAATGTTTAGATGTACGCAGTTATCCATCACACTTTTGAATTAGACATACCTGAACCAAAGGTAAAGTCTTCTCAGAAAAGTGTGGGTCGTTGGGTGCATAAGGTTTGGACAGTTGCTGATCACGAGAGTGCCTTCATTCTGGCTATGTATGTGGTAAGGAAAGACCCGCTACTACAGAACAACGAAGACTTTTTAAAGTTAGCATCCGAGTCTCTGCTTGAAAATAATTACTATGCGATTGGCAAAGAAACTATTGCTATGGCTGAAGTAGGCGATGCTGAAGCATTAGATTTGCAAGACGATGACGAGTTTCTCAAACCTAAAATTCACTTAACAAATTAAATTGGAGACAATATATGACAGAGAAAAATCTTTATGTAAGATGTGATCAAGAGACTTATGAAATGGCACATGCCATAGCTAAGAAAGAAGGTCGCTCTTTAAATAAACAATTAATACAAATGATACATCAGTATGCAAACCTTCACGAAATAAAAAGCGAACCTATTGTAGAACAGCCTGACAAGTATCAAGCGATAACATCAGACAACGAAGATTACTTTGCGGGCAATCAAGGTAGATCAATAGAGATGGGTATGACCAAAGAAGAATTTGAGAACCATGACTATGACGAACCTACTGAGAGTGGTCTACAAAAGCTTTCTGAAATAAAGAAATCGGACTCTGCTGATTAACATACCAATACTGTAGCAAGGCATTCGCACAAGCTACTACCGAATCAAGTTGTGGCTGATCAATCTCTTTAGGATTGACAGTCATAACTTTCCAGAACACCTTCTCTGAATCCCTTCCACATTCCCTAATAATTATTCGATGAACTTGCGATAAAATGCAGGCACGAGAACCATCAGCAGAAACCTGTGACTGGTCAAATATTTTCTCCATGGAGCTGGGAGCTTTGGCGAAAGCACCGCTTCGAGCTATGACTGATAAGTATTTATCACAAACATTATGTTGCTTTTCGTCAAGCTTATCTTTGGTATAGAGTTTATCAATGATGTGTTGGTCAAAGACTATTGCTCTGCCAACCTTAGAATTGTCTACGTTTCTTATATGTACGTCTTGCCTTTCGTGGAGATAAGGATTCCCAATGTCATTTACAAATGTGACACCATCAAAACTCCCAATTGAAGTCATCTTCTTTTTTCGTATGCTCCTCATACCTACCATTACTCGGATTATAATTCAGCATAACACGACCTAGTTGTGCATTCCAATACCATCTTGCTTTAGTGCAATGAATTTCTACCCCATCATCCCCTCGATGGACAGTCAAACCTACGTCTGGTTTAGTTGACCATGCCATAGATTTAGCAACGTCAAGTAGATTCGGTACGACTTTACCTGACTTGTCCATAGGTTTACTTGGATGTGCTACAAAGATAACTAAGACATCGTGTTGCTTGGCAAAGAGTTGAACCTTGGTTAGCATCTCACTAACCATATCGGTTTCAAGGGCATACGTCTTCTCTGCATGGATAAAGTTGAAGGGGTCAATACAAACAATCCTTGTGCCATTCCTCTGGATAGAGTGCTTCGCCTTCTCTAAGACCGCAGAGATCGTAGGCAAACCACCATCCATATAGTCTTGAAATAAAATGTGTTCAGTAATCCATGCTTGGGCATCATCCTTCTCGTGTTGCGACATCCTTTCCGACCCCACATATTGTGGTTTGTAGAAACTCTTACCAGTTAATATTTGTGCAAGTTGTATTGCGTGAAGGGTTGGCGGTTTCTCAAAAGAAGCAAAGCAAGTTTTCCATCCATACATCTTACCCGCATTCACTACCAATTGATCTAAGAAAGCAGACTTACCATGACCTGCATACCCAGTCAGCACATAGAGTTGACCAGTCTGCAAAGTAACAATGTCATCAAGAGATTTAATTCCAGTAGATATTCCGCTAGGTTCTCCTTGCTCATAAAGAGATTGCCATTCGTCTTGATAATGATCAATGCTATTCAATCCATGCAAAGGAATTGGTTGAGCATTGAGTATTTGTTTCCTTACTTCTATCGCGTTAGTATTGAGTAAGAGTTCGTTAGCATCTTTGTAACCTTTATAATCTACTCGATAGCATTTCTCTTTCCCTAGTCTTCTGCTTAGTTCATGGACTAAACAATCTCCCGCTTCATCACAATCACTTGCCAGTATAATCTTATTGAAACCATCTAACTTTTCCCTATCATTCCAAACATACTTGAATCTACCATCCTCAGATGGGTCTACCTTTCCTTCTGAAATCTTATTCGGACTGCCATTCGGAACGCTATAAACTCTGATGTTGTAATCTTTAAAGGCTTCAGCTATAGCCAAAGCATCCATCTCTCCTTCAGTAATTACAACAGTATCCTCAATCGTTTCTTTCTTTTCATCTTCAAGATAATTACCCCACAGTTTGCTAGCATTATTATCCCACCAGAAATCTTTCTTACCATTGGCACTACGCCATTTGACTGCTTCGTAATCAGAGCCATTCTCTGAGGCGAAGGTAAAACCTATGACTGGTAAATGTTTCTTGTTCACCTTGGCGACAACGCCATGTTTTTCTGCAACCTCCCATGATATACCTCTGCCTGCTAGCCATTCGATAGCTTTGTCTGAGTTTTCTTCTGCTACTTTTATAGGTTTTTGTTTTGATTCTTTTGTAGGTACTATCTTCATGGGTCTCTCTCCTTGTGTTCTAGATATTATTCCTTTCAATTCACAATGGAAGCAATGATAAATAATTTTATCTGCTTCTATCTTTACGCTTAATGGGGTGTCATTCTTGTTCTTTCGCCTTTGGTCTGAACAACTTGGACACTTGATTTTGTACTGACCTAGTGCCAACGAAGAGGTCTTCGGATGGTTGTCAATGTGGTGTCTGATTTCTTTACTTTGCATTTTTCTCCATGTATGTTTAAACTTACTATGTACTTACTAACTATATACTTACTAAAATATATACTTACTAACTACCATCTAGTACCTACTGTAAGAATTCTTTGATGACCTTATTCATTTCATTAGCCATCTTCTTACGAGATACCAGAGGATAATCTAGCAGGAGTTCGATTGCTTCTTTAACCAAATAAAAATCGAAAGCCTACTTCTACAGACAGATTTCTAAAATCATCTGATCTAAAATAGTCTCTTGCTTGATCTTGTTTCTTGGGGTCTTTGGAAGCGAGGTCTCTTACTGCTTGTTCAATAACTCTTTTGTAAATTACCTTATCAATCTCCATGGTCATTGATGGTATCAGATTGACTGCACATAGGCAACACACTTTATTTACACTTTTTTTACATATTAGTGTCCCGATTTTAGATTCTTGTGATATGATGACATCATGGATTACAAAATTCAGAAGGATGTTCCAATACCAAAGCCTGTCAGAGGTAAGCCTATCAAATATGATTTGCCTTTGGAAGAGATGGTTATTGGAGATTTTATTGGGGTTGATTTGCCTAAGAAAAAGATAGACAAAGAGATCAAGATAATAAGGAATGCTATCACTCGCTTCAAATCTAGGAGATTGGATACTCAGTTTAAGGTTGTGAAGTTAGAGGATGGTGTTGGCATCTGGAGAACTGAGTAATAAATTTTAACTAAAACTTAACATATGAAACTATACAAAAGTGGTTCGCTTCTCCAAAGAAGAAAAGAAGCAGACTCCCAAGGGAGAGGTGGAGTTTACAAAGTGCTTAATGTTAAAGAAGAGCAGTTTGAAGACTTCGGAAAAAGCGAGGTAGTTATTCTAGGCAACCTTGCTACTAACGAACTCAAGACATTTACTGGTCAAGAACTGACCAAACAAAATGGTTGGAAAATTTGGGCGGGTCAATTGAAACACAAGATGGTTTCTTATTTTGAGTTACCAAATGGTAAGACTCAGATAGTAAAAGAAGTACCTTGGACTCCTAACTCAGAAAGGGAAACTGCTCTGTCTAGAGCAATGAAAGATGCAGAAGCTAACCTTGTGCATGGCTTAGATAATCCAGAAGAGACTCCAGTAATAGAGAAGAAGACTGTGGTTATTAACAACATTCAAGAGACCAAGGAAAAAGAAGAGGTCATTGAGAAGGTTGATTATAGATTTGCTTCTACTTATACCTACCATGAAATAGGTTTACTTGGGAGCAACATCAAAGGCAATCTTGTTGTTGAAAGGAATGTTGTGGGTGGATTCCAGAAAGGAAGTAAAGAAGCACACAAGCAAATGTTATGCAGATGGAAAGAAGGAAACGTATCTGTCTTTAATCTTTGTAAAGAAACTTATCTTTTGAATGGTACTAGAAAAGTATCTTACTCTGGTGGTGTTGCTAGATTATTGAAAGCTATCTTTCACTTTGGCACAGATGCAGATAGAAAACACTTCAACTGGTAAAAAATATAACTGGTTAAATATTTTATGGTCAAGCTAACCAACACAAAAAACTTACCCCAAGAGATTGTTCGATCTGTGCAATCAGATTCTTACACTAGGGGTAAGTCTACGATTAGTGCTACTGGTTTGCTTCAGTCTCCCAGACAGAGAGTGCTAGCAAAAGAGTTTGACGATAAGATTGTGTTGGATGTCTCTGACCAGATATGGAAACTCTTAGGTACTGCTTGCCATTATGTAATGGAGAAAGCTAACGAGGGTCAAGAGGATATCATTGCAGAAGAAAGAATGTATGCTCAGATAAATGGATGGACTATAAGCGGTCAGTTTGATTCGATGTCGATAAAGGATAAGACCCTCAAGGATTTAAAAGTAACCTCGGCTTGGACTGTGATGCGAGCCATGAGCGAGGGCAAGATAGAATGGGAACAACAATTGAATATCTATGCATGGCTATTCAGACAGAATCGCAACGAAGAATTAGAGAAGCTTGAGATTATTACAGTCAATAGGGATTGGTCTCTCAGGCAGAAGCAGAACTCAGGTGCAGACTATCCTGATTCTAATATCTCTGTCATACCTATCAAGATGTGGACAGAGCAAGAGCAAAAAGATTTCATCTATGAAAGAGTTAACCTCCATCAAGAAGCCGAGGGCGAGTATCTGATCTCAGGTACTCTTCCTCCTTGTTCGGATGTTGAGCGATGGAAACAACCCGATGCTTATCGAGTTATCAAACCACGAAGGGTACGAGCCTTACGTGTACTGGCAACTAATGAGGAAGCAGAGGATTATATTAACAAGAGTGCAGAGAAAGGACTGACCATAGAGTTTGCTAAAGGCGAGAGTCGTAAGTGCAAAGACTATTGTGATGTCTCTGACTTCTGTGATCAATACAAAATGGAGATTGGAAATGACCAATAAAAAAGAGCCAACGTATAAAGAGATATGGGATACCCTTAGTAAGGTAGACGTTTCTGAGTATGTTGAAGAGAAGATGAATCTTAGTTATTTATCTTGGAGCAGAGCATGGTGGTTGCTTCAGCAACATTATCCAGAAGCTATATATGATTTCTCTATACCAGAGAAATTTGACGATGGTACACAAGAAGTCGGTTGTCTTATTACGATTGGAGAGTGTTCTAGATTTGCTACCTTGCCAGTCATGGATTATAAGAACAAAGCTGTTATTTCGCCTGATGCAAGGCAGATTAATGACAACAAACAAAGATGTTTTGTCAAAGCTATAGCGATGTTTGGGTTAGGCATAGACCTTTATAGAGGTATGTCTGATGACTTGCCTGACGAAGAAAAGGATAAAGCTTCAGAGGATAAACCAAAGCCTAAGAAAACTACTGAGGATGTTACTGCTGAAGTGATTGAGTTAGAAGTTAAAGAGACTGAAGAATATTCCGAGGCTTGGGCAGATGTCTTTGTCGAAGGGCAAGGCAAAATCATAGAAGCCATGACTACGATTGAAGACCTAAGAGGTTTTTACAAAGCCAACATGGAAAAAATAGCCATACTTGGCGAAAGGTATCACGAGAAGCGTGATGAATTAGATAAGATTTTTAAAGCTAGGTCAAAATTATTGGAGGACAAAAGCAATGGATGAAGAAAGAAAACAAAGTGATGGTGCGATATACACCAACAATTATAAGAAGAGTGCAACCCAACCTGATTGGACTGGCAAGATAACTCTAGACCGAGACCTATTAAAAGACTTGGTCAAGAGGGTGCAAGAGGGCGAGGAAGCAGACATTCGTGTGGCGTTGTGGGATAGGACTAGTAAGAATGGCAATGAGTATAAGTATGCTCGCTTGGACTTACCTATGAAGCAAGAAACAAAAGTCGAAACAAAAGTCGAGCCAACTCCAGAGCCAGAGAAGAAAGAAATCTCTGACGATGATGTGCCGTTTTAGAGAAAATATAACTGGTAATATTTTTATGGAGTTTAACTACAACGATTCCAAGCCATACTCAGATAATTTTTCTACATGGTTTGGTTTGAACACAAAAGAAAGACTTGGGAATGGAGAGAAACCTTTGACCTCAATCATAGCGAAGCGTAAGTTTTCGGAGATGTATGGTCACAAGGTTTTGACTGAACCAAAGTTTGGATACTCTAAGACATTAGAGGAAAGCAACAACAAAACAAAGGAGTAAAAATGTCTGATGAAAAAAAACAAGAACCCTTATTAACTTTAGATAATAAGGATTATTTTGAAGCTGATTTTAATGAAGATTCAATGAAGTTATTAAACATGACTAAGTTTGTTGAAACACAAATCAGAAACTTAAATGATAGATTAGCTATGGCACAAGATCACAAACAAAAATTAATCGCTGATCTTATTCAAGTTTTAAATGGCGGTAGTGAAGAAGCTACTATTATTACAAAAGAAACCAAGGAGTAAAAATGGCATTTCAAAGTTATGATGGATACGAACAAATAATAGATGAGATCAAAGCTAGGGTTAATAAAAGCTTTGCTGAGTACGATAAGTACAACAGCGATAGACCTTACGATATTGATAGTCCTATTAATTCTCTTAGACTCAAGGTCGTAACAGAGATTGAAAATCTTCAGATTGAAATAGACTGCATTATGGAAGGCAGAATGACTATGATGGAAGAAGAATACTACAATGAAGAAGCTTAGTTATTATCTAGTCAAAGACTTCTGTCGTGAAGGGAATCACGAGTACCGAGATCACACAGTCTTAGCTACCTTTATGAAAGAAGCAGAAGTCTTAAAGACCAAGGATAGTGGGGAGTATGTTTGGGAAAAAGCTTTTCTGGATTGGCAGTTTGAAATAGAAGGCAAGGTTTCAGATGATGATTACCAAGGTTACTGGTCAGATTATAGGCATGTCAGGATTGATGATGTTTCTAGGATTGCAGAACAAGATGCCAAGGCTTTGTTCAAGATTCTCCATGACTCAAGACAGATGTACTATCACGAAGAACTAGAAACGATAATAGAAAATGCAGAGGAGGAAGCATGAAGAAATTATATATGTTTAGTAACACAGTTACTGTTACTGAGGAGACTCAAGTTGAAGCTAAGTCTTATGAAGAAGCGGTTGATATATTTTTATCAGGTGGTGGAGATACAGATGAAGTTGATGCTAATGGTGGGGACTGGGAATGTATTGATAACCCTGATGAACTAGAAGAGGAGGAAGTATGAAGGAACTTTCTTTAACTATTACATGGGGAACTGATGAGGATGTAACCCAAACCTATACTTTTAATACCGAAGCTGAGAAAGATGCTTTCTTGTGGGGGGTAGAACAAGGCGATGGTTGGTTTAGGTATGAGGTTGTATGAGTGACGAGATACAAGAGAATTGGCAACACGAGATTAGGAACTTAGTGCCTTTGATTGAGCAAGCCATGTATCAGGTGCATGAGAAAGATGCCGAGGTTAAGAAGCTTCTTGCTACGTTAAAGCTACAAGCCATGGACAAAGGAATTAAAACTAATAGCGGACAAGATACTTACGCTGAAGCTTCAGATGAATTGTATCGAGCCAGACTCAAGGTTGGTGTGGCAAAGGGAACGCTTGAAGCTATCAGAGTACAGTTGAAAAGTTTAGAGATTGGTTATGAAGTATGGAGAACTAGGGAGGTATCGCAGAGAAAAGAACAAGCACGTTATGGTGCATGATTTGTAATGGTACTTACAAAGGCTAGGAGTGATCGCCTAATACCTAGATTAAACTCTAGGTTGAATGAGGGTAAGCTAAGTTAGTCAGTTAAAACAGTTGCATGCCGAGACTGATAAGCCATTAATTAATTAGTAGTAGCTAGGTAGCGATTCTTTATAAAATCCTTTGTAGACAAGGTTAGGAACGAAACACAAATGAGAACTAAACCGCCATGTGACTAGCTACTCATATAAATTATGAAAGGAAGAAACCCAAGCAAAGAAGAAAAGGAATACATGGACAAGGTGCAACAGTTAGGTTGTATTGTCTGTGCGAATCGAGGTTTCCCAGATGTACCCGCAGAAATTCACCACACTAAAGGCAAGACTGTCAAGGATGCTCATCTATATGTGCTTCCGCTTTGCCCTTCACACCATCGCTATGGCGGTCACATCGAGCCAATCAGCAGACATCCCTACAAAAAAAGATTCGAGGATGCTTATGGCACAGAAGCAGAATTACTAGAACAAGTTCAGGAAAATCTCGCTGCGGGAAGAAATATTTACCAGTCACAGGTTTTATCTGCGTCAAAACCACCGACAAAGTTTAGAGATGGGGGTAGCCTGAACGAAAAGATTTTAACTAACATTAGAAAAAACCTAGGTATGGAGGAATGATATGAGTATGTTGAAAGAGCAACTGCAAGATGAACTACAAGAACGCAAGGAGAAATGGTGGACATGGCACAAAGCCAACCCTCATGTCTGGCAGAAGTTTGAGGAGTATACCTTCCAAGCAATCAACTCTGGTCGTAAGAAGTATAGCCAATGGGCGATCATCAATAGGATTAGATGGAACGCTGAAGTAGAAACCCAAGGTGGCGAGTTTAAGATTAGTAACGATTACATTTGTTTCTATGCCAGATTGTTTCATGTGAAACATCCTGAGTACAAAGACTTCTTTTCGGTCAAGCCATTGAAGGAAGAGAAGATAATTACTAGGCTAGAAGCAAGCGGTTTATAAACCTGAAAAATTTCCAGCCAACTCGCTGGTTCTAAAAATATTTACCAGTCACAGGTTCTTACTGGGTTGCGTAGGCTTCTTCTCGCAACTCAGGTAAGTACATCAATCTCAAGTTTCTTTCTAATTCCAACTCTTGCAATAAATCTTTTTTGACTTCAACTGACAGGGTGTCGTCACGCAAAGTTCTATCTCTTCGGTCTCGCCAATAGGTCATATATCTGTCCAACGCTAGCACTTGTTGTCTGGTTCTAATCAAGCCATCGTTGTTACGCATGTAAGTAATTAAAGAGTCTTCGAGTTTCGGGTCTTCTCTGAGGGAGTTTATGGTAGCCACCACCTTATCGCTCTCGGCTCTGAGTTCATAGAATTGTTGTTGTAACCCGCCACCAATCGGAGAAGCCATAAAACGCTTCAAGAGAGGCAACTGATCTATTCTAGGGGTTATGTAATCTTCCCCAGTAATTTGCCTTAGAGAGGCATCTATGAGGCTCAGAACATAGCCACCTAATGTACCGCCATAGCCATTCATTACATACTCAAGTTTGATGGGCGAGATATTAAAGGTACGACCAATCAGTCTAGCTAGTTCGTTAGTAGTTTCTCTGCTTTGTTGAAAGGGTTCAAGACCGCTTTCCATATACTGAGGAACTATTGGACTACCAGTGAAGCCACTCTTGTTATCTATGAAAGCTTCCATAAAAGGTTTGATCGCTTGAAAACCTAGCGGGTCAATTAGTAAAGTATTGGATGCTCCTCTTTTTAAGGTGCTAGTCAGGTCGTCAGTAGTCGAACTACCAACAATTGTATCCATAATTCTTTCTGGGATAGTCTTAAACAGGAGACCGACCTCGAAAGGTACTGGTAGTTTCAAAGGTTCTTGTCCTTTTTCTCTAAAGATCATCCAATGATCATCTCGTTCTTCTCTTCTACGTTCTTTGTATTGGTCATCGTCACTAACTAAAGCGTAGTAAAGAGCCGTTAATAAAGTTAAGAAACCACCTCGGGTTATAAAACCTTTGATGATTTGATTCTGCATTTGCTTGTTTGAGGTGACAGACGCTCCGGGATATTTAGCAGAATATTTACCAGTCATACTTCTGTATAGGACATCAAGTCCTTGAACTCTTGCATTTAAAAATGGAATAGCTGAGAAGATTACTCTTGCTAGTGGATCATTGCCTCGTCTTGAGAAGTTAATTATTTCTCCAGCTTGGAAAGCTGCTTCAACTTCGTCTCCTGTTTGTTCGTAGACTCCTTTGTAAACTGCTTGTCTAGTTGCACCATCAGACTTATAAGTTTGTTTACCTAGGAAATCCCATAGCTTGAGTGCCATAGTAGTAGGATTCATTGCTCCTCTATCATCCTTGCCTGCTAATCTGAATTGTTGCTTGACATATTTTTCTACACTCAAGGCATCGGCTGAATAATCATAGCCACCTAAAATACCAAAGCGTTCTAAGTTTTCCATGTCTTCGGCAAAACCTTTTACTGTTCCTATTACAGGAGTAAAGTTAGCACCACTTGTAACAAAGGCTGACAAGGTATCACGCAACATATTTACTGCTATAAATCCGGGGTCTCGGGTGACAGTCTCTCGAAGCACAGTAGCTGGGAAAGATAAAAACTTAACTATAGTATTTTCATTTAAAATTCCTGCAGTTGTTAAGCCATATAACATTTCTGGGTCTTCAACTTTAAAGAATCTTTTAACTCCGTTTACATAAATAGGTATGACATCTGAACCTTGTGCTTCTTTAGAACTTATTTCTTTTGCACGATATTCATTGTCTGGATCATTGCTTTTAGTTTTAATATAGTTTCTAACTAACTTTCTATGAGCATCGTTCTTCATAGCAGCATTGACTATAGCCAATTGATTCTTAAATATAACTGACAAAGGCGAGGCTTCTAATGCTTCTTTGCTTCCTTTTAGTTTTTGATTTAAAGGGTTACCACCAAGAGAACCAGCTCCTATGTTTGGACCTTGAATAGATTCATCTGCCATAACACGATAGAAAGGATAATAGTCTGCATTATCTTTCCATACTTCTGCAGTTGGTCTGAGTTCTATCTTGTCTGCAGTTTTTAAAATTGTATTTCTTTCTGTGGCTAGTTCTATTAGCGTCTCATTGTCTGCAGTTTTTGCTTTGTCTATGCCTAATTCTAATAATCTTTTTCTGATCTCAGTATAGTTAGGTTCTCTTGAAGCTAGTCCTGAATCAACTAATAAATCAATTACGTAAGCATTTTGTTCTTGATAGAGTTCAAATGTTTCTTTAACAATTGGATAGCTATTACCTAAAGCTAAGCCTTCTTCTATCTGTTCAGGAGTCATAGGTATTTCAATACCCTTTTCATTTAATCTAACTCCTCTAGTTGCAATAGCATAAACCTTAAAAGTATTTTCTAAGTCAACACCTGTCTCTCTCATCTCATTAATTAAAGGTCCAAATATATTTATAAGTGAAAGGCGTTTGTCTTTAGTTACGCTTACTACCCCTTTATCTAAGGTAGGTACACCATGATTTAACATTGCACCAAAAACACCTTTAGATTTATCTGATAATAATAGAGCTTGAATTGCACCAGTTCTTGCTCTTGATTCTTCTTCAGCAATATTTGCAGAAGTCTTAGCTCCTTTATTTATATTTTTTTCTATAGCTGCATAACCAAAAATATAGTTAGCTCTTTGTCTTGTTAAGAATCTGCTAACACTTTCAGTCCATTCAACATTTTCAGATATGTTTTCCCAAAAAGTTTTAGGTTCTTGAGTAGTAGCTTTCATATCTTCAAATAACTTTTCAGAGCCGGGTGGCACATTAGTATCTGATCTTTTAAAGGTAGGTATATCCAAGTAATCTAAATTACCTTGCTCAAAATCTATAGCAATTTTCTTAGCAAAACCGCTAGCATTATTATTAAATCTAGGGACAGCAGTAGGTCTAGTGTTTCTTACTTGTCTATCTATTTCTACGATAGCATCAATCTCTGCCTTATCAATAGCACCATTTAAAGGTTGTATTGCACTATCAGGTAGTTCGTAAGCTTTTTCTGTACGAGCAGTAAAGCCTACTTCTTCTGCGAAGTCTTCGTAGACTCTTTGGAACGGGAGGTAAAGAGTACGGATGGCTGCTCTTTGTATATCGGATGGTTCGAGGGCAGTGTCTTGACTTTGTATTTCTTGCAAAGCTCCTCTAGCTCCGCCTGCGTTATACTCGTAGTATTCTGATTCTTGTCCATAAGGACTAATAGTATAACCTTGTGCTGGAAAATTTTCAGTAAAAAATTGAAGAAATTGATCTACGTCTTCTTTAGTTAGTTCACCTTCAAAAGACTTAGGATGAATGAAAGTTAAACCATTTACATTTTTATGTGGCATAACAGTAAAGTTTGTGCCACCAGTCTGTGAAACATTTGCATCTATTGTATTTAATATTTCGGTTAATTGTTCCTCAGAAAAATCTCTGCCGTCTGCATTTTCTAAATAGATACCTGTCTTAGCTATACCTTGTGCAGATGGTTTAATTATTAGATTACTGTCTTGCAAAGTAGCATCCATAATTAATTTAGCTATAGCTCTTTGCGTAGGCATACCTGTCATAGGCATACTTAATAAAAGATTAGGATTCCATTCCCCTTGCCAACTACCAGCACTTAAAGTTATCTGATGTGGTATTCCTAACTCAGCTAAAAAGTTAAGTTGATTACCAGTTGATAAAGCATTAAGAGTTTTAAAATAAAATTTGTTTCTAATATCTTGCGAGATAATAAGAGTGTCAGGTACATAACCTCTATCTCTGCCGGGCATAAACTCATTAACAACTTTAGTACCTGCTCCTAAAATAGCATTAGTAAAATTATGTTTTGTGTCGGTATCAAATGTGTTGTTATTGTTTACAAATCTAGAGCCATATAAAAATTTATCATTGAAAGATGCTTTGGTATTCCACTTACCAGTTCTTTGCATCTCTTTTATTTTTGCTATTTGAGTTTTACTTTGAGCTGCTGCAGCTTGATAGCTGCCTTGGTTATGAATTTTAGTAGAGCCAGTGTATCTTTGATGACCCCATAATAATGCTTGTATTTTACTTACGTCAGGTATCTGTGTTACTTGCCCATTAACAACGTAATCTAAACTAGACAATGCTTTAAGCATGGCATTACCTACTTGATAAGAAATATCAGGAGCAGCAGTTAATTTTTTTCCTGCAGGTATCAACCCAAGTTTTCTTAACATGTGTATGTCTATTACACCAAAGGGTACAAATCTATTTGAAGCTCCTTGCTCAATAGTCTGTGCATATAAAAGAGTTTTTTGTCCTGAACCTTTTTTAAAAAACATGCCTTCTTTATATAAATCTGCAATACGATTTAATCTGTCTTTGTTTCTTTTACCTACATTCAATTCACTAAGTTTAGCTATGAATTTTTTTCTATTAGTATCAGGATTAATTTCTCTTGCAGTAATCATTGTATTCAATGCATCTTGAAAGTTTTTTTCTGGTGTTGTTTGCTCAGAAGTTATTCCAAAAACTCCACTAAATTCATTTACATTTACTGCACCAACAACTAATGGAACTTGTAAAGACCAACGCTGATACCAATTAGCATCGACACCAATACGCAAAGCGTCTTGTACATCTTTTTGTAATTCTTTTAAATCTTTAAAGGGTGGTACAGTTCCTCTTGGACTGTAGCGTTTGAATATATCTTGAAAATCTTTTGCAGTTATTCTGCCATTGGTTCTTCTAAATGCAGCAAGCACATCATTTTCTAAATCAGATTCTCCTAATAAATCTCTAGCACCAAGACCTCTTCTTATTTGAGCAGGCTCATCAAATACAGTTTCATCAAACTGATCTTCTAGATTGATAGGTTCATCTGCTTGATTTGTTTCAGCTATAGCTAATGCTTGACCATATATTCGTCTGCTATTTTTTAAACTACGTTGTGTATTTCTACTTCTTGCTCCAATAGTTCCTGTTCTTATATCTTCTAAAACTCTTAAAGGACTACGAAAAACTGAACCAGTTATAGCTTCTACAAAACCGGCAAAGAAATTTAATATTTTTTCTATAGTAGTCTTAGGTTTGCTTTGAAAGTCTTTAGGATTATCACGATATAATCTAAACATTTCAGCAATGTATTCTTCATTCAAAGCATCTTGATTTGTAAGGTCTGCATAAGCTTGATTAATTCTTTGTAACTCAGTCATGGTTTTACCATTAATGGTTACGTTCATTGATCCTAATTTTGTAATAGCAAACTCTAATAAGTTTTGATATTCAGCCTCAGTAATTAAATCTAATTTTATTAAGGCATGAATAGTCTCATGGTCTATATTAGCCAGTACATTATCTATGACTTGTTCTCTTTGTTCCGGTGTGCCATCAATATCTTTTGATATTTTTTCACTAAAGATAAATATGTCATTTAAGTTTTGATCAAACTCCATCTCTGCAGTTTCTTCTTCTTTTGTTTTAGCTTTAAAATATGGTTGACCGCTTGAAGTAAGACCTAACTTTCTACTTGATCTAATGCCATTGACTATCCTAACTCTTATATCTTTTGATATACCATAACCTACAAGTCTTTCATCTATTCTTTTGTACAACTCTTCTCTGGCTTCTTCGCTTATTTGTGATTCAGCATTATTAGGATCAACTTCAGGTATGGCTAATCTATTTTTATTTTCTAATAATTGGACAGCAACTTTTTCTTTAATAGTTTCTTGTGGCAATCCAGATTTATTTAATCTAGCTAAATATTCTGCTTCAGTTTCAAAGAAAGGTGTACTACGTTGTGCTTGTACTTTTTCAAAGTCAGGATTTAAACGCACTCTATTACCAACTTTTATAGCTCTACCACTTTCAACCAAATCTTTTTTGAATTGATCTCTTTGTTTTTTATTAAGTTGTTTATCTCTTAGATTAAAAAAGAAATCTATTTCTTTGTCAGTAACAGCTCTAGCACTTGGTTCGTTTTTTATACCTCGATAAAAAGCTCGGACATCTTGAGCAGTATATTCTCTAGGTTTCATGTCAGGTAGTTTTTGTAAAGCATCAAAAGAACCTGTGGCTAAATCAGACATTATTGGCAAACCTTTAAGTCTGGTTATCAATAATTCTTTTTGTCCTCGATTCATTTTGTTAAAGTTTTTTTCTCCAACTAATGTTTCAGCAATGTACTCAAACTCAAGACTATTTATTCTAGTTTTTATTCTTTTACTACTCAAAGTATCTTGCAATGCTTTACGACTTACATCTATTCTGTCAGCGTCTTGTTGAATAGATTTAATAGCTCCTGTTTTTTCATCAGTCTTGTAAATTATGTTAGCTTTTTCTGACATTAAAGAATTAAAGTCTTCAGGTTTTAAAAGTTTTTTTGCCTCTTTAATTGTGTAATTATTTTTTTGATCTAAACCTAATTTACTTGCACGCTCATAAACTTGATCTAAAGGAGCAAGGTCTTTTCTTTTTTGTTTAACTAGTTTTTGCTTACCTTGTTTGTAATCAACAACAGACAAAGTTTGTAATTTTTTTTCTAAGCGTTCTAATTTTTGCAAAGTTTGTGGACTTACCGAACCAGCACCAGCTAATTGTATTGCTTGTATTTCTTTTTCAATCTCAGCCTTAGTTGCGTCAATTTCTTTTTGCTCTGCCACTTGTGCTTTTCTTGATTCACTAGTTCTTGAATCAAACATAGCTATAGTTTTAGCATTTATATTATTGTAATTAGGATGATAAAGTTTACGACCTAAAGCTTTTATTGTGCCGTTATTTACAAATCCAGTTATATCAGCAGTTTGATCAGCTAATCTATTAACAAAATCTGCAGATATTCCTGCAGCTATTTTTTGTTTAGCTTGCAGAGCAGTTTCGTTATCATTGAACTGACCAAATATTTGACCAGTCTCAGAACCTACTAGATTAAATATTGTGTCAAACTCTCTAGTAGTTGGATTAGCTATTTGTTGTGTTTCAACTATTAAATCTTCTAATACAGGAAGTTTGTCTAATTCATCTTCAACTATATTTTCTTTTGTTTCGTTAACTTCTGGAATTATATTGTCATTAACCGGACCAACAAATGGTTGTGCTTGTTCTTCAGTTAGTATTTGTAGATTTTCTATATCATTGTCATTCTCTACAGTTTCATAGAATTTTTTATTTTTGTTACGAGCTTCATTTATTTGTTGTCCTGTTTGTGCTTCTTTTTCTTGTTCATATTGACTACCAAAAGATTTCCTGCCAGCAATACCTCGCAAAAATAAATCAGCTATAAAACCAGTAGCACCACCTACAGTTGCATCATCTAAAGCAGAGTCTCCTATTGGTAGCTTGTCACTGTAAACTCCTCTAGATACTACATCCTGTAATATACCAGCCGTCATTTCTTGTAAACCCTCAACACCACCAGTCTGTAAAGCCTCAACTAATCTTTGTGGTACTCTCAATCTAGCAGCAGTTGTTTTGTCTATGCTTCTTAACAATCTTTGTGGTGCAAATATTTCTGATGCACCAATACCAGCACCTAATATTTCTGCAAATAACTCTTGTCCACCAGAAACATCTTCGCCTAGTGCTTCAGCTTCTCTAATATTACGACCTTGTTCTGCTATACCGACAGGCATTGCTAATGCCAGAGTTGAATAGGTTTGTGGTCGATAAACTTTTCTAACTGCTTTATTTATTTGATCTGTTGATTTACCAGCTTTAGTTAAAGTTTCTGATACCTTGGCAGCTTTACCAGCAAGACCTGCAGTCTTAGCAGCTAGTGTTCCCGGAATCATAAACGATGCAAACGAACCAAGACCTTGTCCTAGCTTAGAACTAAACCTATCCTCATAACCTTCTGATGGACCAATGCTACTTTCATTAAGAGCTTGTTGTAAGTCTCGTAAATAAACTCCTAGGTCATTGTCATTGCCAGAATCAAATAAATTATTTATACCTTCACCAGCAGACAAGAATGTAGAAGCTAAACCTCTAGGTATACCTTTAACTACTTCAAGAGCGTCACCACCTAAAGATGTTTCTATGTCTGGTTGATAAGGAGAATAATTATCTGGATATTCAGAAGCTAAAAGATTTTGTAAATCTATTGCTTGTTCTCTTGTTATATCGTCAGGTACTTCAACAAATCTGCCATCTGGTAAATTTATTCTTTGCATTAGTTTTTAGCACCACCAAGAATAGCATCTACATCAGCTTGACTTGTTGCACTTTCACCACCTAAACCTAAAAATATTTTTGTTGCTTGATCAAGTAATTTTTTTCTAGTCTGCATATCGGCAAGATTTGCAGCTTGAATCATACCAAGAGCTTCGTCAATTTTATTTTTAGCTGCAGTATTTTTAGCTTGTACTGCTTTAACTTTTAAGGTTTCTAAAGCTGTAGCTAATTGCAAGTCAGAACTAAACAAGCCTCTTTCTTTTAATTTAGCTTCATTTAAGAATCTATCATCAGCTCTTTTGCTAGCTACGACTTTGCTAGTTAAGTCAGCTAAACCCTCTCCGAATTGTTTTCTATCAGTTGAACCTGCAATTAAAGAACCTAAATACATAAGAGTTTCTGAAGTTCTATCATTTCTTAAATCATCAGCAGTTGGAGATTTATACTCAACATCTTGCATACGTTTTTTAAGTTCATCTAACGTACCAAATACATCTGTTGTTGGAGTTGTATCTGGAGGCGGTTTTCCGCTACCATCTTGAAAAACAAAAGGGTTATTGTCTAATAAATTATCATCATAATCTTCTTCTTCTATAGCAAATTTTTCTGCTAATTTCTTCAACTCGTCTCGTTCTCGTTCTTGTTGAACAGCTCTTCTGCCTGCTCCTTGATAATCCATAAGATCAAATATAGCTACAGGAGTTTTAAGATATGGATTAGCCCGTAGTTGTTCCCCAAAGGTTCTGTCATAAGTAGTTCTACCTTGATTTGCATAACCGGTTAAGCCACCGCTAGCTGCCATCTGCATAGGTGGAGACATGGGCAAATCCTCTGGGGGAGGAGAGAAAAGTGGAGAAGCCATGCCTCCTAAACCTGACTGTGCAAACTCTGCAACTTTTTCTTCTGCTACTGTAGTAGTAGGCGGTGGTTGCATTGCACTATATGCTTTCTCATTTTGAGTTCTACGTTGTATTTCTGCTAAAACTAAATAAGGCGGGAATCTAGTGTCGCCTGCTTGAGCCATTTGAATTAAATTTTCTTTTGGCACATATTCTAGTTCTTCTGCTGCTTTAATTAAATTAGACATAATATTATCCTTGTAATGATTTGTATAAACCTAGTCCTTGTAAACCACCACCTAGTAATGATTGAAATAAAGTAGGTTGTCTAGCATAAGTAGACTGTGTTTGATTAGGTTGTACTGGCAAACCTTGTAAAATATTACTTAAAAATCCTAACTGATCTCTAGTGTAATTTTGTTGACGTAAAAAATCTTCATAACCCATATCTAAGCCAGCTTGATCCATAGCTCTTTGTTGCTCTCCTACGTTAGCCAATGCACCAATTCTAGCAAGAGCATCTTTTTGTGTTTCACCAGAGAGATCACCCAGTAATTGACTGCCAGCTAAACCTATCTTAGCTCCTGCTTGATCAACACCAACTCCAGCTAATCTTAATTTTTCTTCACTTTGTCCTAGTTGTTCCATCAAAGCAGATTCTTTTATACCAAGACCTCTTTCTCTAGCAAGCTGTTGCACTGCTTGATTGTATGCTGCTTGACTGCCTTTAGTTTGTATATCATCTAATCTTTGACCTAAGTTTCTTTCTCTTTCGCCTTGTAAAATAGCTTCACGATAACCACCAAGACCACCAGTAGTTGTGGCTTTTGAAGCAATGTCTTGACCTCTTATAGCTGAATCTCTTACAGCTTCACGCTTTACAATATCAGTAACATTTTGCTGATAAGGACTCATAAATCTAGAAACACCTTCTTCAAAACCCTATACGTTTATAGGGATCAACTTGAAATTGATTATTATATTGCGAAGGTCCTGCACCAAAATCTGTACCAGCAATACCAGTTGCTATGTTAGTTGCATCAGTTAATCCTTTAGGTGTTCCAGCAGTAGCATAACCAGCAGTCATACGTTGTGCTAGTTGTTCATCACCAGTAAAGTCTGATAATCTTTGACCACGATAAGGTGTATATCCTTGTAAAGACTCTCCTTCTGCTCTACCTAATAGTCTAGTAAAATATGGCTCTGCATATTCAGGCAAATTCGTTTGTACAACTGTTTGACTGCTAGGTCCTGAACTACCACCGCCCTTAAATTTTCTCATTGTTTACCTCGTATTCACAAAAGATTGCTAGCTTTTTCCAATCAGGTCTGTCTTTAACCCAATTCCAAAATCCTGCACGACCTATACTTTCAATACCATGACATTGATTATTTTTAGCATATTCTTCTAGAGCATCTATACCTAGCTCTACCCACTCTTCCATTTTTTCTCCAGCTACATGCTCTAAACTTAGCATGCGTTTACCCGTGGGATATTCATAAAACTCTGTGACTAGTACACCTTTAATATTAAATTGATCGTTTTCAAATATTATCCAGATTTTTTTTCTATCATTAAGAGCTTCATAAAAAATATCATCTACAGTTATTCTGCCCACTAGAACGCTTGCATGACTTTTCTAACATTTTTTTTATGCCATCCCAGATTAAAATTAATTGATCTACAGTAACAATACTATAGTCATAAGTTGATTCTTGTATTTTTGCTACTTGATTCATGTTGGCATCACCCTTTGATCGTTAATTCTGCTAGCTTGTTTAGTTGTACCAGTTTTTTCTGTTCTAACATCATCCATCATTTTATAAAGTTTGTTAGCACCAGCATCTGAACTACCATCACCTAACATAGAAACAACATCGGCAGGCACAATAAACTCATCTTGAGAAACTGCAATTGCTTCTTTACCACCTATAGTTCCAAGCAAGTCATCATCCATACCGCCATTACCTTGCCCTTCAATAAGACCAGATGTTTGTGCTTGAGGGTTAGTTATTTCTTTTAGAACTGTATCTCTAAGTTGCATGTAAGTTTCTGCACCATACATTTCTATAAATTTTTCTACAACAGTTTCATCATCTGATTCGCCTAAGATAAAAGCTATAGTCTCTGTCATAAGATCATCAGTCATTCCGCCTTCTTGATAGCCCATATCTTTAACAACATTAGGTGCAACTTTTTGTAAAGCTTTAAGACCCGGATTTGGTAAATCTGTATCACCACCTTCAGCCATAGTTCTTGTTGTTTCATCTAATAATTGTGGTGGTTCAACACCTGTATATGCTGTGTAAGGATCAACAGCTTGAGCAGAAAGACTATTAGCCATTAAAGCACCTAAGTCCATACCTAAAAATTTATTACCTGTTGGAACAAATTTATCTGTGTTATTAGTAATATTTTCAGTTATATACTCTGGTGTGTTTAAAGCACTTGTATCAAGATTTGCATTAGTTACTGGTCCTAAAGTTTGATTTGGTGGTTGATTAGTCAAAGCAGCATAAGAAGGATTAATAGTAGCTGGATCAAAGTACATCATTTCTGGTTGAAAGCCTGCTCTAAAATCTGGACTAATAGCAAGAGTTTGTCTTTGCGGTACATTTAAAACTATATCTTCATTATCAGTATCGCCACCCTCCGCAAATTGCGTTAAACCTCCGCTTGCAGAAAATATAACTGGTTCAGGATTATCTATAAATGCTTGCATTCTTCTTCTTTCTCTATCCTCTTCTGCTGCAGTTATGCCTTGTTGCATATCTTCTTCAGCAGCTCGGTATGCAGCTTCTGTGCCTACAGCAGCTAATGGTAAGAAAGCTTTCGGGTCTGTTAATCCTTCAGCTACATTACCTACAGCTTGCAAAGGACCTTGTCCTGCAAAAGGTGTGCTAAACATTTCGCTAGCACCTTTTGTAAATCCTGAAAAATCAAAATCTTTTGGATTAGTTAAGGATGCACTTCCTGCTAAGAATTCTTTTGATGCATCTGCACCAGCTTTAGTAGCAGCATCTAATTGTGCTGCAGTTGCATCTCCTACTGTTGTACCTGCATCTTTTAAACTGCCTGCAAATGCAGTTGTATCTTTTGCTGCAGAACCCGCAGCTCTGAATGCACTACCTAATCCGTAAGATAAAAGACCTGCTTTGATTCCTTCTTTAAGACTACCTTCTTGAGCAGTAGTAACCGCACCTGATGCTAGTGCTGCACCCATTGGTCCACCAAAAATACCACCAACTATTGGAGCAGCAAATCCTAAAAAATCATTCAAACTAAATGCTTCAGCTAAACCTGTATTAGGGTTAGTAGTGATACGACCCATTTGTGCAAGTCCTCGCACCTCTGCAGGATTCATATGCACAAGTGTATTATCACCAAACCTTCCTTGTTGGCTTATATTTTGTACTTGTTGTTGAAGATCATTCATATTATTCCTCCTTGGTTTCACAACCAAAAGCTGTAAAACTTAAATTGCCATCGCTGGCATATACATTAATTCTATCTGTTTCTGTGACTGTTATTCCTATAACTATTGTGTCTGATGAGTTAGCTGCTAAAGCTTTATCAAAAAACAAATAATCTTTATTACTGGTAGACGCTCCTGCAACTGCAACACTTACTCTATAAGTAACGCCAGAGCCTGATCTATTACAAGCTACTATGGAACTAATAGTTGTTTGTGTGGCTGTAGGCACAGTATAAAGAATAGTTTCTGTAGTACCTGCAGGTGCTTGTTGTCCTAAAACTTTTAAAGTATCAGACATTACCTTTAACTCCCATTAATAAAAATTGATGTCGTCTAAGTGCTTTAGAACCAGAAGCGGATTTTAAATCTTCTACTCCTGATATTTCGCTAAACACATCTTGAAATAATTGTTCAATGGTTCTTCTAGTAATTTGTTCATTTACTAATTCATAGTCTGCTAAAGGTAATGGTAAAGGGGGTGATGATTTACTTGCCATTATTTAGCTCCATCAGGTCTTATTTCAAATCTAGTATCTCCTAGTCGCCATTTAAAATCTCCACTTGTATTTTCTAAACGCACAGTAATTTGTCTAGTTCTGCCTCTTGTATTTTTAAAATTAGTTGCAGCAGTCAAAGCGTTAGAAGATAAAGTGCTAAGAGTTTCAGTTGGATAACGTCTACCCTTTAATATTAAATTAACTGTATCAGTAGCATTAGTGGAATCTTTAAATTCTATGTCAGGTATTATTTTAGATACATACATAAACTGTTCTCCTGCAGGATCAAGGTCTATGTCGGCAGATTCTATGAATGCACCAAAAGCTGTGCCATCTCCTAAATTACCTGACTCATGGTTGTATAAATAATTTTTATCGGATGTATCTAATTTACCTGTAGCTAATGGAAAACTTAAACTTGGTGCAGGATTCCAAGCAGTTCTAGTAAAGTTGTCTGAGGTTGTGCCTACTGTCCAAACATTTTCTGCGTAGTTAAAAGAGACGTATCTGTTTATTTCTGTACTAGAAGTTGAAGGATAAAACCACAGTATTTCACTGTGTTCAATATTGTTTGCTGCAAATATTTTAAATGCTGCAGACTTATTAATATCGCTAAATACATAATCTAAAACTGTACAAGGCAATCTTTCTACATTACCTGAAGCACGATAAAAAGCTCCGTCATCCATAAAATAAACTATGTTACCTATAGATACACCAGCTTTAGGAGCTATCATGCCTATACCACTAGCTATCTCGTTAAAAGAAAAATAAAATGGAGAGCCAACAAATCGCATAGAAAATATACTAGCATCAGTGAATACTAAAGTTTCTTGTCGTGATTTAATTGCTCCGACAATTTGACTACCTGATGATAACTTTACACCACCTGATGAATTAGTAGCAGATGGTGTCCAATCAACTAAACTTTCTGAATCAGACCATCTTACAAATAAAGGATCAATAGTTGAAGTGCCTATAGGATTGCAACCAAAAGCTAAGATATGTCTATCGACATCTGAAGTCATAACTTGTAAAGCAGCTAAAGGACAATTAGTAGCACCAGCTAAAGAACTAGCTAATACTGTTCGATTTGCATCAAAGAAACCATTGCCTGTTGTACCAGCACTTGTACCATTAGTGCTTTGCCAAACATATAATGGACCGCCTCTAGGAATAGCTACCATATCTACACCAAAATTATCTAGCGACCATAAACGTAATTGATTATTTACAGCTACTGGACTAGTGCTACCAAATGTACCATCACTCCATGTGCTTGCACCCCAACCAGTACCTTGTACATAGTTGTCAAGACCTGCATTTATATAATACTGACCAGCCGTACTACTGCCTCCATTACCACTATCAGAACCATTTGCAGTTACGCTAAGTGCTATAGTGTAGGAGTTTGCATTAACATTAGCTAAGACCTGATGCTCAGTATTTAAAACGGCTGCAGTTACATTACCGCCTAAACTTGTTGCAGCTCTAAATCTAACAAAATCTCCGGGATTACAACCATGACTAGTATCATTTACTGTTAAAGTAGAAGAGCCATTTGAAATAGCAAAAGTAACATCGCCTGCAGAAGTTGTATTTCTAACTGCAGTTACGTCATAAAAAGTATCACCTTCTTGCACATATAATTTTTGATGTGTACCTAAAATATTATAATGAGTTAAGTCCGTGTCTTTGTAAGTATGTATGGCACGACAAGTGCCATCAAAAGTATTAGGTGAATTTTTTGCCCAACCGCCTATTTTTTCTGGGCGACCTAATCTAAATCTAACCTTGTCTGAATCTAACCAGCCACCATCATTTGCATAAGCAGTTACTTCTTTGTTGATTCCGGGTTTGAACTGAAACTTAACCAAAGGCATCTATACTTTCTCCCACTCTTCGCCTTCAAAAAGCAAAGCTTCTGCTTCTCTTCTTCTAATCAAACCCTCTAAAACTTCACCATTGCTTTTATTCCAACGCTTCATTTGATTTGGCACAGTATGATAATCACCTGCATTTAAAAGTTTTAACAAAGTAGATTTCTTAAGATTTGTAGGACCAAGGTTATAAGTCCAGCAAACTAAAGCATCAAATTGATTTTGCTCTAAAGATACTTTAACTAATTTTTTTACATAATCCTCATACTCAGTAAGTTCTTCTTCAAGCCATTCTTCTGCTTCAGCATAAGTGCATACATCATTTTCCTTAACATTTTTGGTTCTGCCATATGCAATAGTTAAAACACCTGCAGGACAAAGATAAGCTTCTAACTCGCAACCTTCATATTTTTTAATTAAAGCTACTCCTTCTTTTGAAATGTTCATATTATTCTCCCGATTTATTAGTCGTAACTTTTCGATAGTACACCACAACTTCTTTAAGTTCATTTATATACCTCTTCAACTCTTGAGTGTTATAAGACATTAATTCATAGTCTGGTACAGACATAGCTAAGAATACAACCTTGCCTTGATCTTTCTCTATAGTAGCTAAGAACTCTTGAAGATTTTTAGTAGATACTACATACCAATAAGGTTCTTTTAAATCTATCTCTCTTGGTAAGATAGGTTGAACAATTGTTCTTTCTAATGGTTTGCTTATTATTTCTACTTGCTTAGTCGGTATTAGACTGCAACTGTAAACCATCATCAAGGACATCAATATTACGACTGATCTCTTCAATACTTTCAAATACATTTTTAGTTCCTTTATTTACTCTGGGTTCTATTAAGCCGGGTTTTGCAAAAGCTAACTTACTTAAGTCGTGTCTTTTAAAAACATCTAAGTAGCGTTGCATTTCTTGTTCATACTGTTGGGTCTTAGATTGCAATTCTAACAAACCTTCTGTTTGCAATTTAAAATCATTTTGCAAGCTTTCTATTGCATCTTTCTGTTCTTTGTCTCGTAGTTCAAAGGCTTGATTTATTTCTGCTAGTCTAGAATTTTGCCAATACAAAAAACTACAAGCCATAAATAAAATGCCAACAACTCCTAATAATATTTTACTCATATGTATAAATGTTTAATGGTTCTATTTTACCCTTTACTGCTATAGGTTTTAAAGGTTTTAAATGATAACCACATAAGTTTTCAGTAGCTTCACCAATTAATAAATTAACTTTTCTTTCTTTAGTGGCACTTTCTAAACGAGCTGCAATGTTAACTGCATCACCTATAGCTGTATAATCGAATCTATTTTCTGATCCCATATTTCCTATTGCAGCCGAGCCAGTATTAATTCCAATACCTATTGCTATTTCTGGCAATCGTTCTGCTTGCAACTCAACAGCTAAAGCTTTAATGTTTTCTGCAATTTCTAAAGCACAATCTACTGCTGCTTTGGGATGATCTTGTAAATCTAATGGTGCATTAAATATTGCCATCATTGCATCGCCAATATACTTATCTACCATACCGCCATGTTTTTGGACTGCTTTCTGTTGAGCTGTTAATACTTTATTCATTATGTATGTAACATCTTCTGGTTTGAGTTTTTCTGACATAGCTGTAAAACCTCTAACATCAGTAAAAAGAAATGTAGCTGTTTTAGTTTCACCACCAAGTTGCAACAAATCAGGATTTTCTTGCAATCGTTTGACTTGTCTGGGGTCGAGATAATGTTCAAATTGTTTTTTAATTTGTAGTCTTAATTTATATTGTTCTCTAAATCTAGTATAAAAAGCTAGCGAGCCAGTTACAAATTGTGATATTAAAGTCCAAGTAACATCAAGTAATAAACCTGATTGTATCAAAAAAAAACCCTGATATAGCAGTACCTAAGAAAATATTACCAGTCACAAATAATCCTAAGTAAATTCCAGCATACTGCAAAACAAACCAAACTAATAATACAGAGACTATAAGAATACTTAATTCTGCAAGCATACTCCAAGCTGGTATATACGGACTATCTTGAATCAATAAAGATTCTGAAAGAGCTGCTTGTATTTTGTGTGGCTCTAACAATCCTACTGGCGTAGCTATCTGTGGCATAACTCCATTAGCAGTTACTCCAACAAAAACAAACTTGCCAAATACTTCCATGCTATCTAAATTTGTTTCTGGAGTATTAACCCAGCTTATCCACTTTCTACCTAGAGTATCTGTTTTGACTGGCGGTATGCCTTGTACAGTAATTTCTTCTATACCTGCTGTAGTAGATTTTATTATATAAGTTTTTCCGCCTGTTAAAGTTTTTAAAACTTCTGTACCAAAAGCACTAACAAATCCATTTGGTGTCTGTAACAACAAAGGTATTCTTCTTACTAAGTTATCTATATCTACTGGTGCTGTTGCTATGCCTTGTGCTGCAGACCTTTTTAAAATATCTATATTTTCTGCAACTCCGTTTGACATTATGCTAGCAGGTGTTCCATCTCCTAAATAAACTGTTCCTGATGTTTTAGGATAGTTACCACTATTATTTTCAAACATTGCCAAGATAGAGGGGGATAAATTTAACACTGAAGCAAATGCTTCATCACCGCCAAATCTATCGTGTTCACTAAATGCGATAACCCAACCAACACCTAATGCACCTTTCCTTAATAAATCTGCATGTATATCTGCATAGTCTTGTCTTGGAAAAGGAAAGCCACCTCTATCGGATACATTTTGTTCTGTAATATTTAAGATAACAAAATTACCTGATGGCTCTTGAGCTTTTACTAAAGCATCAAAAGTTTTTAACTTTAAGATTTCTATGAAAGATAACCCAAAGAAAAAAGGTAAAACTAAAATAAAAAGTAATGGATAAATTAATTTTTTCATTATTGCTGACTGAGTGATATTGTTGAATCACTTCCTCCATTTACTTTAACAACTTTGTTTACACCATCTTGTTCAAAAATTAATGTGTAAGCATTGCTACCATCTACGTCTAAACGTAAGTTTTGATTTACATTTCTGCGGAAGCTTACATATTGACCAGTAACTAATGTAGTTATTTGTGTGTCTTTATCTTGTCCAAGTTCTGTGCCAACTATATTTATTCCTGAAGTTTGTTTTAATTTATCTTCTTCTTCGGCTATAGCTAAAGCGTCTACTATATCTAACAAGTCTTCTAAGAAATTAACATCTAAAAAATTTATATCTAATTCAGTAAATTCTAATTCTTCTTCCGAGTCTAAAAAATCTTCATCAAGATAATCAATATCTAAATCATTAAAATCTAAAACTGTATCTTGCTTGCTTGTTTCAGTCTCTATTAACTCTTTATTTTTTTTAGGAGGTGTAACAATTAACATATTGTCAATCAAATCAAGCGTTAAGTCTAAGACTAAAGGTTTAGTTGGTGATGACTCAAATACAGATACAGTAGTAGATTCAAAAGGTTTATTTAACAAAACGCTTCCAGTAGCAGTCACAACTTCTATTTCGCCACTAGATAAACCTAATCTATCTGGCAATAAAATAATTAGACTTCTACCTAATTCATCAACTGTTGCCGTAAAGTCTGTACCTCTGATTGCTATGTTAGCTGTTGGTGTAGATAACTTTATGTTCTGTTTATCTATTTTATTAAATGTCCCTGTAATAAATCTAGCTGTACCTAAAGTAAATTTTAAAGCCATCTTTGATTTACTAGGGTCAGGATTAAAAATATATTCGTCTATAACTAATTCAGAAAACTCAGTAAGTTTTACTTGCGAGTCATCTAAAAATTTTATGGCTAGTCTTCCGTTCTTTGTAACAGCTTGATCGTTTTGTTGAATAGCAAATTTTAATTTAGCATCGTAAGGTTTGTCTCTTACTATTTCTGCACTACCATTTAGCTCAGAAATATCTCCTATATTAACAGCCTGTGCTTGAACCTTGGTCGTCTTGGTTAATACAGAAAGTACCATTAGAGCCAGTAGAATCAATCTTAAGCCAGTCGTTATTAAGTGTGCTTTGTTGTGTAACATTAAATGTCCTAGAGTTTCCACTACCATGCGTTAAATGAAAATACCCATTAGCACTGGCATTAGTGCCATCGCCATCGTATGTAACAGTATTATCATTTCCATCTATATTCATATAGTTTGTTGCACCATCTATATCTATAGAGGCAGTAATAGAATTACCTCCTCCTTGTATGATCCAATCTAAATCAAGACCTGAAGCTAAAGCTGCAGTAGCTTGATTAAGAGTAAAAGTGTTTGTATTGCCTGTGACTGCTACATTTACATTAGAGTTATCAGCTCCAAAAGTATTACTAGGATCAGTTTGCATGTTGAAGACATTGCTATCTCCTGCAAAATTAAAAAATCCTGTATAACTATCTGCCCAAATATCTCCTAAAAATTTATTAGAAGCACCTATTTGATTTATGTCTAATGTCATAGTAGCACCATCTAAATCTAAAGCAGTTAAAGAACCTGCAGTAGCAGTTGTGCCACCTATTAAATTGCTACCACCTTGTTGCTCTATGTCTAAATTAGCGGTAGCACCAGACTGATCGATATATATTTCATTATCTGCAAACGTAATCATTGCAAAAAATAAAACATATATTTTTAAAAAGTTACTCATAAGACCAAAACCTCCTTTCATATCCTATATTAACTATTTCTAGAATTGCTCCTTCAATTGCTTTTTGTAAAGCTATTGTTGGACTTTCATTGACTGCGTTACCAACTTCTATTTCTACAAGTTCTGTACCTTGTTCAATAAATTTAAAAGCGTCTTGAGTTTTTCCATAACTAAATATAGTTTTCTCAGTTAAAACTTCTACAAGTATTTCACCAGTCAACACCGAAACTAATCTTAAACTAACACTAACTATATCTTCACGATATTCTATACTAGAGCCTAGTCCTAAATACCTTGCTCCCATACCTCCTGTACGTAGGTTAGTGTCATAAGAAATTACTGCACCTTCCATTATTATTCCTGCAAACAATAATGGTTTTAATTTTTTTTCTTTTTCGTTTCTTGATGAACGAATAAGCTGTCTTTCTTTAGTAAGATTATCTAAGCCAACTCTTTCAACTACTACAAAAAATTTACCACGAGCAGTATGTTTTAAAGCTCTAATAAGTAAAGCTTGTGGTGCTTGAGTTACTGCTGTAGAAAATAAAGCGTAAGAACTATTACTTTTTCTTTGTCCTGTTTGATCAGTAAAACTATTTGGATAAACTGCTATTACTGGTTTTTGTTTTGGAGCTTGTGCATTAAGCAACTCATCAGAAAATATACCAACTACGCTTGCAGATTGATCTTTGCCTGCTTTATATTCTTCTTCTAAAATTTTTAGGTTCTGAAACAAACTACAACTAGAAAGTAAAAGAACCGACAGGAATAGAAATAGTTGTTGTTGAGCCATCTTGATCTAATACATTTAAAGTTATTGTTACGCCATCACTTACATAAGATATGGTGCTACCTTCTAATTCAAAAGTTCCTTCTGTTTTAGGAGTCTCACCAAATAAATTATCAACTAGTTGTCTTGATAGCTGTGCATATATTCTAGATTCAAAATTTCTAACAAACCTAGCTAGAGTAGTATTTTCAGCATCACGTTCTAGTTCATCTTGCAATGCTTGCAACTCTTCTTTGATAGTCATTTTTCTAGTATGTTCTTGATTTTCTATAGTTAAATAATGACTCGATGTGCCATTACCACTAAAGCTTGGCGACTTAAATTTATGTGTTAGTTGATCTGCAAAAATATGTTGACCAAATATTAATAAGACAGTAAATAAAAATCCAGAAATCATTATTTTTTCTAATATTCTTTTAGTCTTTTCTCTGGTCATCTCTATCTGCTTTAGCAATCTTTTGACTATCTATTAGTTGTGGCACACCTAAAATTGTTTTGACTAAAGTATCTTGCCTAATAATTTCATTATCAAGACTTCTTACTCTATCAATTAATGATACTAATATTCCATGTTGACTATCTAATTTTGTGCCAAGTCTTTCTTCTAAAGCATTTAATTGTGCTTGCACTTTGTCATCAACTGTATCTATTTTACTTTCCATGCCATCTATAATTCTGTTAATAAGTTTCCATATAAAAAATCCTAACCCACCGGCTGCAGCTATTGGAAAACCAACTTCATTTATTAATTGAACTACTTCATTCATCTGGTGTAAAAACTCCTAACTCTATAAGTCTGGTTCGATTTGACATATGAACTGCTTCTACTGCTTCTTTACTTTGTCCAAAGTATTTCACTGCCATGTAATTATCTATCATATCTACATTTATATCTTTGCCATCACATATGACGCTACCTAATACTCTGCCATATTTGCCACGAGAATCTTTTAATTCTGTTCTAATTACTACTTGTTCTGCTGTATTAATTGCATTTTCTAAAAACGCAGATGCCAATTTTCCTCTAGCTTTTTCATCCAAGTTACGAGTGCGTGACTCGGGAGTATCAATACCATATAAACGAACACGAGACTTATAAAGAATATCAAACCCAAGGTCCAACACAACATCGATGGTATCGCCATCAACAATTCTTTCAACTTCACAATTATATTCATACATTTTTTTTCCTCATAAACTAGAGACTATTTCAATAGCAGCCATTCCTGCATAAACACCTACTATTAATAACTCAATTCTAGTAAATCTATTAGCACCTTCATCTAAACGCTTTTCGATATTTTGATACCGAATAGTACATTCTTTCTCGTGAGTTTCTATTTTGTTTAAAGCTTCCTTGCTCATTACGCTGTTCTTCTCCACATATATACAGTTATGTATGGTTGTAAGTTTTTATTTGTACCAGATTCACCTGCACTATTTATAGAAACACCTGTAGTTACAGAGGTAGTTGTAATATCTACACCACCATTAGCATTATTAATTAAAGCAGATTCTAAACTGCTTCGACCACTAAAATTATCGGCAGTATAATTTAAAAATTTTGGAATAAACGTACTATGTTGGTGTGCTGATTCATTAACTGAGTGAGTGTGGTCAACTACAACAGCATCTTTAGTACCGCCTGTTTCTCCTAAAGTATCAAAAGAACTGTCAGAATCATTTTGACTAACTAATACTCTACCTTCACCATGGCGTACCCAAGTTCCAAAACCTATTAAAGAACTAGGATTAGTTGATACTGCAGCATTAATATAAATAGAACCCACTGGATATATGTTTTGTATTTGTGTTTGTATTGCACTAGTTACTCCAGACAAATAACCAAGCTCAGTATTAGTTACACCGCTTGCACTTACGTCACCATTACCATCAGATTGTAAAGCTTTGCTAGCAGTAAGGTTTGCCATTTTGCTAAAAGCAATTGCAGCCGAACCACTTATGTCAGCATTTTCTATATTAGTAATACTATTACCTGTTCCATTAGCATCAAAGGTTTTATTAGTAAAAGTATTTGTACTACCTGAACTTATAGGAGTTTGATTGTTTATAGTGACATTAGCAGATAAAGCTAATTTATCTAAGCCATCATATACACCAGCTCCTGATCCAGTACCTTCTAAAAAACAAACTTTGCTTTTGCCATTTGGAATAGTTACAGAATTACCTGATCCTTGTTTAACTATAATAGACTGTGAACCTGATGTTGAATTTTCAATAAAAATAACTTTAGAAACTGTAGTAGGACCAATAGTTAAATCTCTACTTGCAGATAAAGAAGTAGAAGAAGTAACTTTTATATACATGCCTCTGTATTTATCACTAGCTCCATCAGCAATAGTAGCTGTGACATTTGCATCAGAACCAAAAGTAGCTTCAGTCTGATATGAAAATGCTTCTGCAATCATAGATAAATTGAGGTTAGTAGTTTCACCCCAAGTTCCACTACCATCACCAGTAGCCATTTCATTTAATCTTAAATCATTATCATATGTACTTGCCATATAAACTCCTTATTATGCAACTTCATCCCAACTGGGAGATTGTGTATCAGATACTTCTGACCAATTTGCTGTTTGTGAATCTGTAACAGGTGTAAAACCTGACGTTTGTGAATCATCAACTAAACCCCAAACTGTAACACTAGTTATAGATATAGTTGATTGTATTCCTGTTGGTATTACTACTGAACCTGCAGTAACTAAAACATTTCCTAAAGAATTAGTAACACTAAAACCTGTTGCTTCAAATTTCATTTGTGGAACAACAGTTTGATTTCCAATAGCAGACGTTGCTTCTGTACCAGTTACCGCAACATTTGCTGTACCTATTATAGTTTCATCACCTAAATTAGATGTAGATGCTGTAGCTGTTACTCCAGTAACTGCATTTCCTATAACAACCTCATTACCTAATGCACTTGTCAAAGCACTTTGGGTAACAGCAATTAAAACTTGAGTTGATAAAGTAATGTTATTTAAACTGGATACAGCTTCTAAACCTGTTTCAGCAACTAAAACAGTTATATCTAAATTGATGTTTCCTAATACACTTGTACCTGCATTACCAGAAACTAGTAATAAAGCTGAGCCTTGAGCTGACGCTGTACTAGTTTGACCAGTTGCATTTACTCCTGTTATTGAAACTTCTACGTCACCTGTAGCTGTTAATTCTGAAAATGCTCCTTCAGCAAAAGCTAAAATACCAAACATTTATACCTCTTTTATATCTATTGTTTTTTTTGTTAACCTGCTAAAGCATATTACTATTCTTCCAAGCATTTTTTTTCATTGTAGAATTTTTTTTCAAACTCTTTTTTATATTTGTTTTCTAATTTAATTTTTTCATTAAATTTTTTATTAACTTTTTTTGTGTTTATTTCTAAAGCCATTCGCCTTCATTTACTGCATATCTAACATAGCCTTTAACTTGTTTTATTGCTAATGTATTCTTGTCATAAACTAAACCATATATCCAAATAAAATCATCTTCTCTGCTTTCTGGCACAGGAAAAGAAAGTTCTTTTTTTGCACAGAACTTTTTCATAATATCTGTTGTTGTTGTAAAAAACACATCGTATTCATCTGCTTCTGTACCATCTTCATTAAATATTTTGGCAAAGAAAAAAGTTCCGTCTGCATACACAGGAACATCTGGTCTAGGTATAAATGTATCAGGATGTTCTTGATAGTTACTTGTGTAATCATTATCTGCTATAACTAATTTAAGTTGTTTTTTACCTGAAACTGTATTGTATTTTATAGAGTGCCATGTTTTATAAGTGTAGCCAACACTAGGTACTTTAAAAGTATTTAATCTGTCTTCAGGAACTTCTGTAAAAACGTCATACCAACTATAAGTTTTAACATTTGTGTAAGGCGGTCTTAGTGGTGCATCATCATGTTCTATATAAGTTCCAATAATATTAAATCTATTTTTGTCCCAATCTTGTTCTGCTCCAAAAACTGTTTCTATTTCTGCAAGTAAAGGGTCTGCTTGAGAAAGTCCTATATTGTAATCTACTCTTATTAATTTTTTATTTACATAAACTTCATCATAAGTATTAGGATTTTTTGGTACAGCAGGAGATAAGCTTGCATTATCTTCTGATGTTGCTGGGATTAAAGTGTTATCAGTTAAGTAACTACGATATTTATTTGCTTGAAATAAAGCTTGATAGTAATCAATATCATCTTCTTCAACGTAAGGCTCATTATCTGTGTAGGATATAATTTCAGAACTATCTGTTTTATTCCATTCCCATCTAATTTTTTGTTTTGTAATTGGATGAGTTGACCAAACAGATAATCTTTGAAAAGGCTGATCATTTTCGTCTATGTCGCTTTTAACTTCAGTATTTTCCTCAGAAGAACTAGCGTCAAATTCACTAAGTTTTATTTTAGACATTATTGCCCTCTAAGTTTACCGGTATAAGAAGTACCTGCTGCACCAAAAGGTGACATTGCGTCTGTTTGATTAGCAGGGATGGTTGTTGTATAGCTCCATACCCAATATGTATCAACACCATCTGGTCCGCCATTACTATAAGCAGCGTCACTTCTGTTAAAAACAGTACCACCTATATCTACTTTTTTAAAAGAAGCATCAGTGTTTATATTATTAGCACTTCCGCTAACATTATCTACTCCTAGTTGAAATTCGCATCCGCCAGATGAAGCACTTGATCCGGGATTATCACCATTAGTATCGAACTCTATTATTTCAGTATTATTAACATAATCAGAATTAGTAGTAGGACTTAATGTACCAAAAGAACTACCACCAGCAAATGTAGCAGATTTTGAAAAACCTCTATAACGAAAATTTCTAGCAGCATTATAGTCGTTTCCGGGCAAATCTTGATTATCTGCTCCTACAGTTCCTGTAAAAGTAAAAGGAGCTTTTGCTCCATAAAAATTGTTAAACGAACTAGCAGCACCAGAACTAATTTCTTTTATATCTCTAACATCAGTATCATTGATACTAACTTGACTGCCAGAAGAACCTCCTGCTTCAACGTGTATTTCATTTAAACTTATTGCTCCAGAACTTGGTAACGCCATTATTTACTTTCCAATTCTTTAACTCTTGCAGACAGTTCTTTGACTGCTTCAATTAATACCGCAGTTATTCTGCTGTAATCAACCGACTTAGTACCCATTTCATCATTAGCAGTTAAGACTATCTCAGGTAAAATCTTTTCTACTTCTTGAGCTATGACACCTATTTCTTCTCTGTCGTCTCTGGTATATGTTACACCTCTAAGTTGTTCAACTTTGTCTAAACCATCTTCAAGCGTTTCAATATTATCTTTTAGTCTTTCGTCTGAGAAAGCAGTGACGTTGTTGTTAAAGGTTGCTGCACCAGCTTCTGACATATCAAGGGTAAGAGCAACAATTTCCGAAGTACCATCTTGTCCTCTAAATATTATATCTTTATCATCAACCTGTGATCTGAAAGTAAAGTTTTGAGAACCTAAATCAATCTGTCCTACTTCAGTTCCAGCATCAGAAAATTTTATATTTTCACCATCAGCATCAAGAGTTATATCTCCTGCTACATCAAGTATTAAATTTCCAGTAGTATTTCTAATAGTTGAATCAGTTCCATCATGAAACAGAGCCAAATCTTGACCAGTACCTAATCTTAAAGCTGAATTATCAGATAACAAAATATCTTTATTAAAAGTTGCAGAGCCACCTTCAGACATATCAAGGGTAAGAGCTGTAAAGACACTACCACCATCGTTACCTTCAAATTGTAAGTCTTTATCTTGAACAGCAATTTTTAATTTAGCATCACTACTATTATTTATAATAGAAAATATATCTGTACCAGCATCTTGAAATTTAATGTCTCCACCATCGGCATCTAAAATAATATCTCCAGCAACATCTAATAATAAATTACCTGTACTGTTACTTATTGTGCCATTACTATTATTATGAGTAAGCTGTAAATCTCCATCAGTTCCAATTTTAAGAATACTATCATCACCAAGTTTTACATCGTGATTAAAGGTAGCAGTACCTGCATCAGACATATCAAGGGTTAGGGCAACTATTGTTGAACCGCCATCGTTACCTCTAATTATTAAATCTTTGTCTTGTGTTTCTACACCTAAATAAACATCACTATTTATAAAAGAAAATGAAGCTTGATTACCTCCCCCTGCTTTAAAGTAAACATTATCGCCATCGGCATCAAGAATAATGTCTCCCGGAGTATCTAAAGTTATATCTCCTGAAGAAGTTCCTAAAGTAACAGCCGCATCACCTGTAGTAATATCATCTGCTGCAACACTTCCCCCTCCTCCGGGTAAATTAGATATAGCAGTTTTTCTCATTGCACTAGCAGAAGTATCGTAGAAAGCTATAACATCATCATTAGCTACTGTATTTTCTGTAGTATGTCCGTTTACTATATCTCCTTCTATCTGCCCTGATGTGTTAATTTTTAATCTTACATTAGCACCATGCATTAAATTAATGTCGGCTGTATCTTGATTAATTATATTTAATGCTCCGCCACCACCTATCTTTTCAAGGTAAGCGTATGCACCATCAGAACTTGTACTAAAGTTTCCATTGTCTGCATCTAAGAAAACTCTAGCGTTTCTGCTACTTGCTGTTGATGAACTTGTTAAAGAAAAACCACCACCTGAATTATGATTAGAAGTAGATTCTGAAGTTCTTGTGTGAAAAATTGATACTGGCGAATCAGTTCCAATTCCAACCTTGCCACCATATCTTTGTAAAACCAAAGGAATGAAATCAGTGCCTTTTTCATGTGCTTGTAAAAACGCTAAACTATCAGCACCATCTACTCCAAAATTAAGCATATCGCCAGTAGCACCTGAAGCGGTTTTAATAGCAAATTGCCCAAAGGTATCAATACTGTTAAATGTTACTGATTTAGTTACTTCTAAAGGTGAATTTGGCGATGTAGTTCCAATTCCTAAATTTGACCCAGATAAAGTCATTGATTGACTGTTATTTGTGAAAAACTCTATATTGCCATCGCTTTGTTCTATTCTTTCGTGTGAGTCACCCCATTGATATGATAAACCTGCATCAATATTTACATGACCACTATTTACTGTGACACCACCTCCAAAGGTAGCTCCTGCGTTGAATGTGGCTGCTCCTGCTTGAGACATATCAAGAGTAAGGGCAGTAATCGTAGAACCGCCATCAATACCTTTGAAAACAATATCTTTATCATTTGTTCTAGACATGATTGAAAAGTTAGAACTTGAGTTTCCAAAAGAACCAATATAGTCACTACCATCATAAAACTGTATGCCGCCACCATCAGCATTAAGAACAATGTTTCCTACTGTATCTACAGTAAAATCACCTGACCCACTTTCAGTTAAAGTTGTTGCATTACTGCCATCACCTGTAATTGATATAGAACCTGCTGTAATTGCTAAGTTATCGTCTATAGTGACACCACCATTAAAATAAGCATTGTTTTGGTTATATAGACCATAAGAACCATGTACAGCACTCACACCTACAGCTAATTTAGTTTGAGCTACAACACCTCCAGTTACATTTGCAGTATGTGAAAAATCAAACTCATCATTACTTGCATCCCAAAGAATAGTTGCATCTGTATTTGCATCAACTGCATCTTGAATAGTAATACCTGCACCATTAGCAGAACCTGAAGTATCACCTGAGCCAAAGTTTACAGTTATGTTTTTATCTTCTACATCTAGGGTAGCAGTATTCAAAGTTGTTGTAGTACCTTGTACAGTCAAGTCACCTTGAACAACAACACCATTATTAAAGGTAGCCGTGCCTGCCTCAGACATATCAAGAATAAGGGCAGTTATAGTAGAACCACCATCGTTACCAAAAAATCTAATATCAGCATCAGATACTTTTGAACCTAGTTTTAAATGGTTGGTATCATTTAATTGGAATTGACCAATTGCTGTGCCACCATCGGTTAAGGTAATGTTTCCACCATCAGCATCTAAAATTATTTCATCTGGTGAATCTAATCTAATTTTTTCTCCTGCACTACTTGCAATGTATAAATTATCATCCCCATCATTTCCAATAAAATGACCATCTCCAAAATCTATATTACTTGCAAATACAGCTTTACCACCTGCAGACATATCAAGCGTTAATGCAGTTATTGTACTACCGCCATCGTTGCCTTTAAAAATTATGTCTTTGTCTTGTGTGTTAGCTCCAAGGACTAAATCTGTACTACTATTTTCTATGTAGCCAAATTGTGTTCCGCCATCTTCAAAAGTAATAAATCCACCATCAGCATCTAATTTAATCTGTCCAGCAACATCAAGTGTTAAATTACCTGTATCAACATCAAGCTCCCCATGAGTGCCGTTATGTGAAAGTTCAATTTGATTTAACAATCCTGCTCTCAATCTTCCAGAGTTAGAACCTGTGCTTATATGACCATTAGCTTGTAAAAAACTTCCTGCTGTTACACTAGAATTAAATGTAGCTGCACCTGTGTCTTCTAGTGTTAGGCTTGGATTAAACGTGTCATTAATTGCAACATAAAATTCCATTTTGGCATTTTCAGAGCCGTTGCTTACATCTGTTGCGATTGTTTCAATTCTAGCAAAGGTAGCGTCATTCCCTGCATCATCTTCGCCTTTAAAAAGAATACGACCTAATACGTCACCATCGGCAGGACTAGCACTATTTCTATATAGGTTTAAAACTGGACCAACATTAGCATCTGCATCTGTAGAAATAAGTGTTAGCTGTGGGTTGTTATCGGCTGTAGTAAATGTTGCAGAACCATCAACAGTCAAACCATCAGCAGTTACTGTGCCTGTTACGTCTACTCCTGTTGAAGTTGTAGTTATTTTAGTAGAATTATTATGCATAATTTCTACTGCTCCGTTAGCTACAGCTCTAAGTGAAGTTTCGTCTCCAGAAGTTTTAAATCTAATATCGTCATTTTTTATATTTAAAATTCCAGTATCATTTTGTATAAAACTATTACTACCATCATGGTAGATATTTAAATCTTCGCCTGCACCAAAAATAGCTTTTTTGCTATCACCAAGATATAAATGATTACCTATAAATACACTTGAGTTGAATGTAGCTTTACCTGCTGCAGACATATCAAGGGTAAGGGCTGTTATAGATGAGCCACCATCGTTACCTTGAAATAAAATGTCGGCATCAGAAATAGTGCTAAAAAATCTTAAATTGTTACTATTTTGTGATATTTTTCCAAATTCAGTACCATCATCTTTTAGTCTTATAATGCCATCTGAAGCATCAAGAGTTATTTCTCCACCTGTATCTATTGTTAAATTACTCGCATGAGCTATCTTTGGTGCTGTCAAAGTAAGTGCGTCAGAGTTTAATCTAGCTCTTTCACTACTTCCTGTTTGTAATATTAAAATACCTGAATTTCTTCCATTTAATGTAAGTGAATTGCTTGATGAAGTAATAGTTCCATTTATAGATGAACCATCTACAATATTTAAACTAGAAATTCCTACTTCATTACTTGCATTTTCAAAGACTGCTTTACTTGCTGGTAAAGTACAGAATACGTCTTTAGTTCCAGAACTAAAACTTACTAAGCCATCACTATTTGAACTACTTAATATTGTAGTTCGTGACAACGTATCAGGAGATGCATCGGTAACAGTACCAATACCTACTTCAAATTCTGGTTGATCTTGATGAACGATAGCATAGTAAACTGTATTGCTATTACCTATCCCAGCTACAAAAGTTTCAAAGTTTGTAACAGCACCGGCAAGATTGATCGTGCCTGTGCCTGACGTGGTACTAGTTTCTTTTACTCTATCGTTTAATACGAGTGCCATTTATGCAATTCTTATAATTGCGTTGGAAGCATCTGCTGTTGGAAATTGAATTGTAAAGTCACCATTGGTAGATGATTTATCCCCACCAAAAGCTAAGACTGCAACTGATGGATCACCAGATGCACTATCATTAAAGATCAATGCACCATTAGCTGTAATCGTAGAACTAGAAAAAGTTAAATCTGCGAAGTCAGTAAAAGCAGTTGTACCACTAGTAGTTGGATCAACTCTAGTTAATGCACCGCCTTTAGCTGTATAGCCAGTTCCTGAAATTTCGTTACTAGTTGTATATGCAGTTGTAGCTGCACCCAAAGATGCAGAACTTGTATACATAGCAAGATTAAAAGTGCTACCACCTGAGTTTTTAAAATTGTGTACTGCTTCTAAAAGTTCTTTTTTAAATGAAGTACACATTGCCTGAGAGATTGCCATTATAGCCTCCTTATAATATTAGCCATATCTTTATGACCTTGTTTTTCTAACAGACCAGCAACTGTACTTCTGTCACTTGCAATTGCTTGTCTAATATAAATTAAAATAACTTGGGCAATAGATTCTTTAAATGCTTCAGCCTGTGCTTTGACCATAGGGTCGGCTGTCTCACTTATAGAAACGATTCGCTCAAGTATCCTTTCAGTCCAATATTCTGGACTCAAACCTTTATTTGATGTAGTTACTACATCTACTGTCCCTATTTCTGGTTTACTATCTACGCTTAACATTAAGTCCTCTGTTGTCTAAGTTGTCCGGAACTATAAGTATCTATAGTATTATCTGCTTCGCCAAGATTTTTTAATCTAGAGACTGCTTGGAAATATCTCTTTTCATACTCAGCTTGTAAATCTTGTGAACCTTTCATGTAAGTATAGCCTTCTATCAAACAACCATATAATAAAGCATTGCTTGCATTTTTAGATAACCATGTTTCTCCTGAGTCAGCACCAGCAGTTATTGAAGCTGGTCGATAAAAATAATGCAACTCTGCGGTATAGTTTACATTTGGTGTCGGTGCAACAATAAAAGTATCGTCATCAAATAACGCATAGTTACTAGGTTCTCCTTGTGTTGAAGTATCAGGATAAGCTTCTCTAATATAATTAACATCACGAAAGTACAAAAAGTTTTGAGTTGTACCTGAGATAACTGCTAAAGAAAAATTATCTAAAAAATCACTAGGCGTAGAAAGATATTGATTACCAGCAGTTAAATTACCTTGCACATTTTTTCTAAAGTTTGGCAGCTTAACTGACTTTAGTATTCTTTCTTCTGCTTGTTTAATTATTTGTGGCAGATCATTTACAAAAGTAGTCTCTGAGTTTTCTAAATAATTTTGTATTAAATTTTTTAATTCTGAATAAGTCATAGTGTTATGGTGTATTAGCCTGACCACCCATTCCTGAATGATTCGTGCAGTAATAATAAAGTGTTGGTGTGCCAACCGCTACAGTAATTCTTGTGTAAGCTCCTGCTGATCCCGGAGTTCCATTAGTTGTAACTCCAGTTGTATATTCAGAGCCACTACCATGAGTTCCGTCAGAGGTTGTTGAAAATCTTAATGGGTGTCCAGCATTACTTGAATTAGATTGGTCAAATGTATAAGTAGCACCTTCACTCAAAGTAACAGTAGCTTGTCTTGTACCATCTATATAATATTTGTTTGCTCCATAGTAAGCAGCAACAGTTACTGCAAAAGTTGTGCCAATTAAAGTAGATACAGAACCTACTGAATTTGTTGCTGTATTACCTGTAACTGCTACTTGAGTTACATTAGATGTAACTATAGCTGTACCTAACAAAGCTGTTGCAGACAAACTTGTAAGTGTAAAAGGTGTGCTAGATGATCCTCCGCCTTGGACTACTGATTGCACTTTAGCTATGCCTAATTCAGCTCGAAGCACACTTCCTGTACTTGAGACAGGATTAAAACCAAAGTAAATAGTTGAGTCTTGCTCGCCAGTATCTGGTCTAGGATTAAATAAAGAAATTTTTTCTGAGGTATCTACATCACCTATTTTTAACTGAGGATGATCTTGGTCTAAACAATTAATACAAACTCTAAAACCAGTTCGACTTGAATCTCTTACTTCGTATTTTAAGTCTTTTAGTTTAACTGTAAAACCACAACGATCACAAATACCTAAAGCTTTTTTTCCTGCTGCATATGCCATTAGTACGATCCTAGATCAGGTACAAATTTTATTGCTGCTCTTTCTCTGTCTGATTCAGAAACCTCACGCCAAAGCTCATCATATCTTTGTTTTAACAAAGGCACTTTTGGATTTGCTTCAGGATATTTCATAGCTACATTCAAAGCTAAAGCATAAGTTAGACAGGGTAAATATCTAGCAGGTACATCGGGGTTTACATCTGCATTTGCACCTGCATCTTCAATTCTTTTTATGTAGTCATAAAATAAAGTATACGTCTGTGCTGAGTCTGGGGTAGACCAAACTACTAAATTTATATCAGATGTACCTTTGTCTACATAATACTGAGAAGGTTTAGACTGCGTAAGTTTTTTTGCTTGGTGGTTGTATTCAACTCTAGATATTCTTCTAAGCTTTGTGTCTATTTGTTTATCTGTATCATTTGCATCCGTTCTAATAAAGGCATCTACTATTTCTAATGCTGCAGAATTTGCTGCATAAGAACTTGTGCCTGCTACTAAGCTTACCGAAGCCTGTTCTACTTTCCAAAGATTTAAGCCTTTGTTTTGCCATTCAAGAAAGATTAAATTTAAAGCACGTTTAGCAGTATTGAAGTCTCCACCTGACATCATAGATACACCGCAAAGATCAAAGGCTTCTTCCATGATCTCAGTTAAATCTAAATTGAATGTAGTAGTTCCGCTAGTCGCCATATCTTATTCTTGTTATTGTTAAGTTACCTTTTGTTTCTTTTGTTACGATTCTTTTTTTTTTACCATTTTTAGTAACTTGGTTACGCATATTGGTTCTTGAAATAGTCATCGATACCTCGCTGTTTTTTTTGCTATGCTTTTTGGTTGCTTAACAAATTGTTTACCTTTTCTATTACCTTTAGCTTTAGCTTTATTAGTTGCAGATTTTTCAGAAGCAGATAAAGCTTTCCAAGCTTTGTCAGGTAAATATCTTTTTTTACCCTTGCTAGGTTTGCCATCAGAAGTACGCCACTTCTGTGAACCCCAATCCTTTAGTGATCGTTGCGATTTTTTTAAGGGCATTACTTACCAACTTTCTTCAAAGCTTTTTTATGAGCATCACCAAACTTAACGCCTGTTTTCATAGATTTTACCATTTCATCCATGTGTTTTTTTGTATGATGCTTGCTATGTTTTTTTAAAGTTTCCTTTTGTCGTCTATTCAGTTTCATCTGTTTCTACTCCTTCGCTATATAAATTATTAAATGTAATGTTTGGATCAAGATAGCTTTCATGTCCTTCTGCTGAGTGCAAATATTGAGAAGGTCTAAAATCTGGTGGTCCTTCCCCAGTTGCCCATAAAGCAGGACTGGTTGCTCTTACTCTGTTATTAGGTAAAGCAACTATATTGCCTTGCCATTCACCTTCTTCAGTTACATACATAACGTGAGATTGTTTGTGTTGTGCTGGATCATCAGCAATATGATGATCAGTATAATCAACTGTAAACAAATACTTAGCTGTATAAAAGTCATTATTAATCTTGGCTATCCAAGGACTAGAACTGACTCTATCCATAATGATTACCGAGTGATCTCTAGATTCACAATCCCAAGGTTGACACATATGATCAGGCATAGGCATTGCCCACTCTTCAACAGGTATGTCTGCTACTAAAGCTTGAATAGGCATTCTTGCCCACATAGCACCACCATGTACATTTTCCATGCCTTCTTCGTTATCAGCTTCACAACCTGTAAAGACAACTTGAAAACTAAGAGAACGATCTGGAATTGTATTAACTGCAATAGCTATAGCATGAAGAAACTCTCCATGATATTTCTGATGGTTAGTTGTAAACTCTCTTCTTACCCAACATTTAAAATGTGGAATGTTACTTATTAGGTAAGACATTTACTATTTCTTTTTAGACTTAGTAGTTTTTTTGTTGCTTGTGATCGTGTTAGTAAAATAATTCTTAGCAACTTCGTACCAAGAAGGTTTGTATTTTTTAATAAGTAATATTGCAATCGCAAGTATTACTATAATGCCAATAAAGGTTTCCATTATTTATATCCTCCGCCTTTAGCTTTGTATTGTTTAGCCAACATCTGTGCCTTTCTAGCACTCCATTGACCCGGCTTACCGCCTTTGCCTCCCGCTTTTATTCGATTGAATAAATTCTTTCGCATAGTAGGTTTAGTATAATTACCTGCTTTGTTAACTGTTGATTTTTTTTGTTTGCTCACCACTTCACCTTATCTGCCCAGTAAGCTGCTGACATTTTGCCACGCTTAATATTTTTTGCATGTCTAGCTTTAAAAGATTTTCTTTTGGCTTTCATCCTAGCTGACTCACCCGCTTTAGGTTTGCCTGCAGTCTTAGCACCTTTCTGTCCAAAACGAATAGTCTTAACTTTGCTGCCTTCTTTAGCAACAACAATATGAGATTTCTTGGGATGACTAGGTGTACGCTTGGGTTTGTTATACCCGCTAACCCCAGCTCGTTTTAGCCTTGAGTCCTTTGTACTTCTAGCCATGCAAAATATGTGACTGGTTTATTATTTGTTTTTCTTCATGGCTGGTCCTGTAACACCGCCACCAAACATTCTTTGCACATAGTCTTTGTAAGCTTCGACTTTAGGTTCATTGGTAGCACCACCGCCAGCCATGTACTTCTTCATCTTACCGCCACCAGCCATGTACTTTTTCATTTTGCCACCGCCAGCCATATACTTTTTATTTTTTTTAGCATCCATAATTGCCCTCGTTATTTTTTAGCTTTAGAAGTTTTCTTCTTAGTTGTCTTCTTAGCTTTAGTTTTCTTAGGTGTTTTACCACCGACATAAGCTTCATTCTCAGGTGTAGAAGGATCATCAGCTATGTAATGTCCCTTTGCTGTCTCTAGCTCTTACACCATTGAGTTCGTCTGCTTTCCTTTGTGCGTCTTCTAAATCAGGATCAGGTCCAAATACTTTGAGCCAAATTCCATTATCGCCTTCTGTCAAAACATTATAAGCGGGTGGAAATTCTCCTGTTTCAGAGATAATAGATTTTTTCTTAGCCATAATTTTCTCCTTTAATCAGAATAAACTTTAGTCATTTCTAAAGTTATAGAATAAGTATCACCCGAAGAGTGACCTTTAGTTGTAAACAGAATGTCACCATTCTTGCCTGTACCTGCATTGTTTGGAACACCGCCAAAGCTGTGGAAGTCCATATGTCCGTTACTACTTTCTGCTAACTCCATAGCTAATACATTAGAAGTAGCATTAAATAATAATTGAACTGACATACCGACTATCGCATGGCTGACTCGCATGATTCTTACTTCAGAACATGCTTTGCTATTAGCGTTAGCAGCTAAAGCAGAAACGTCTACTTTAGCTACTGCTGACTCGCCAGAGCCATCGCTAACATTGGTGAACTTCATAACACAGTTTCTTTCACCATCAATGATGGTTTGAGTTGTTACTGCATCTGCCATAATTTACCTATTAGCTTAAGTTGTTATTTTGAATATACATTACTGTAGCTGAAGCAGTTCCGGTAGTTGAATCGCCATTAGCTCCTGTAAAGTCTGCTAAAACTTGGATGTCAGTAGTGCCTACATCAGTTGCTTCAGTATCTAAAGTACCTCTAGTAGTAGCTAAAGCTTTTACATTCTGACCATCGATAAAAGCGTTTCCGTCTGCTACTGTACCAATAGATACAGTTGCTGCACCGCCATCATTATTTACAGTAGTAACATTTAATACTACATCTATAATTTGTGAATTTGCAGGAATTGTAGCTACTACTTGATTTAAGTGACTAGCACCGAGTATATCTATTACAGCACTTTGTGCCATAACTACTGAGCCGATATTAGTTACATCTGTACCTACTGTAGTTCCTGTTGTGTTTTTAATAGTTCCTGCTTTTACAGGACCTGTGAATGTTGTTGTCGCCATATTAAGTCTCCTTAATTAAATCTATCGTCTTGGCAAGTCTGCTAGGACAGTCGATAGATAGTTTTAAAAAATCCTAGAAACAGAAAAAGGGAAGCCGAAGCTTCCCTTAATTCTATCTATTAACTAGACCCCGGACTTCCGAAGATACCTAGTGGATCAGATACTCCAAAGGAATATCTTTCTCTAGCTTTGTATCTGACGTTGCCAGTATCAAAGTCACCATCCATGCTAGTAGTCATAGGACTTCTAACAAAGTGCTTCATACCATCAGGTATATCTGTGGTAATGAAGAACGCATTGGTATCAGTAAGATAATTGTTAACAACAAAACCTTCAGGAATTACTCCGTTAGTTTTGATAGCGTTAATGTCATTATCTGCTGTACCAACTCGATAGTCACTCTGTAACAATCTAGTTGCTACGAACTGAAGATCAGAAGGTATGATTAACTTCTGAGGTCTTGCAGCTATTTTGAGACCACGCTCATCGGTGTATTTTCCGATTTGAATTACTGCATCTTCTAAAGATGTTTCATTCAAGTCAGCACCAGTTGCAGGTCTGTTTGAGTTAGTTGCACCATTAACAAGTGGGTGAGCTGTGCTAAATAAAGTAACACCATCACCACTATTAAAAGAAGTAAATCCATTGTTTAACAATGAAGTTGCTTTTACTTGTTTTGTGTACGCCATTGCACGAGCCAAGGCTTTGGTATATCTAGCAGAAAGCGAGACATAGAGGTTATCCTCCATAGCTTCTTCTGTTATAGCATATCCCATAGCTATTGTTTCGTGAGTATATCTAGCGACAAAAGACTCTTGTGCTGTATCGTAATTGATAGCAGAACCTTCATCTTTTACTGGAGCAGCACCGAAACCTGATAACTTTAACTCTTCTTCGAAACTTCTTTCGGAGTTTTCAGTCGCATAAATTTCTTCATGCTGGTTTTCATGCATTGTGTACTCTTCGCCAAAGAGGGCATTTAATCCCGGAAGGAGCTGTTTAAGCTCATTCGCTCTTGATATTGCAGCCATAATTTATTCTCCTTAACCGATACCGGTTGTATTCAGGAGCTGATGTCCTGCGTTAAACATAACTAGTACGTCAGTATTACTGTCACCAATAGCACTATCAGGACCATCGACAAAGTCAATAATCTTAAGTGGTAAAGTGTTAGTAGTAGCTGCTGTACTCCCATCGACAGCATTCTTGCTTGTTCCAATTGCAGTCGAGCCAGCAGTCTGAATTACCGCTACATTTTTCCCAAGATCATCTTGAGATAACGATTCGTCAGATTGCATTTGCATGACTAGGAATGGATCGGAAGCAACGTATGCCATTATATCGCTAGCATTGGTAGATGCCGGATAGTATTGATTAAAGGTCGCTTGACCAGTAGAAGGATCAGTATAAGAAACTCCTAAAAACACACCAATCGGAGTCATGGAAGTAGTTCCAGTATCCTTTTGAATTGTTGTATTAGGATTGTCATCCGCCCACTTTACAAAGTCACCATAAAAGATTGAAGTGCCATAACTAGCAGCAATCTTATAGTGAGTAATCTTTGCATTGTAAACACATGATACGGCTGATCCCATTGGTCTAGCACCCATAGGTGTAGCTGATGAAGCCATATTTTACTCCTCTGTAAAATTAATTACAGAATATAATTATTAAACAAAGACTCTAGGAGTCTTTACCAAAAGTCGTTTTTGTTTTGCGTTCAAATACTTGTTTGGTAGCCATTCTGCTGTCTTGGTCTTTGAAGAAAGTATTGTCAACAGCTTCTGTTTGCTCTCTTGCAATTTTGTCAAAGTGTGCAGCTCTAGCGTCTGCATCTTCTTTTGGCATTTTACATAAAAGCTGTCCGCCTATTTCAACATTACCTTTCTTTGCCCAATCAGATTCGTGATCCATCATATGTATCTGTAACTCTGGATGATCTTCCAAACGACAGGGTTGCCATCCTTCACGAAATCTTCTAGATACATTTGGATTATCAGAGTTTCCTACTAAGGAAGTTCTGATCCATCTGAATACCCAACCATCTTGGTGGTCAGGATCAGGTAGGTTACCTTGGTTTTCCCAGTTCTTAGTACGCTGGGTAGCCTCTCGACTATTTAATCCCCTAGGGGAACGCTCTTGGTTTTCAGAAGATTCTGCAGAATTTTCCTCCACATTAGTTGTGTTATCTTGCTCTGTCATGTTTGCTCCTTTAATAATTGATTTGCATACTGCTCCGGACTAATACCAAGTTGTCGAGCTATCTTAACTTGAGTCTGGGTCAGACGTACTTGCGAGGGTTTTTTTGTACCACTATCCCTCGATGTGGGTGCTACAACTGTTTGAGGTTGTCGCTTTGGAGTCTCTTCCTGTATTTCTATAGGTGGAGTAACTCCGAAAAAGTTTGGATATTTACCACGCATTTCTTCATCTATCTTTGCGTAATAAGTCTCTGCTTGTGTGCTTGGGTCTACACCTTGTTGTTTTAAAGTCTGATCTAAATACATTGCATAGCTAGTCATCTCTCTATGCGTAGGATCAGTTCCCATAAACCAAGGGTTTTTACTTGACCATGCTTGCAAGGCTGGATCAGTTGGCTGTTGCACTTCTTCTTCAGGAATATTTTTAATTATTTCCTCTTGTACATTCTCTGCCATCCTGCTTGCAGTTTGTTCAGCTAGCACAGCCTTTGATAGTTGCTCTTGTGCTTCTGCCATTTTTTCTGCATCGCCTGCTTCATAAGCAGCTTTGTACATAGTCTGAGCGTTTTGTTTTGCCCATACTGCATTGTTTGCTGCTTGCTTATTTAAAACTTCTCCGCCTTGATCAACCATGGCTTGAAGTTTTTTATTCTCTGAGAGTAAGCTTTGAAGTCTTTGCACAGCTTCAGATGATTCTCTGACTGCTGCTTCTTTAGCTCTACGCTCTTCGTGAAACTCATACTTGAGTTTATTAATTCTGTCTCCAGCTCTTTTGCTGTAATCAGTAATCTCTTGATCAACTGTATCATCAGTAACTTCTACTTCTGGAGTTTCTACTTTTGGTGGTCTACGATCTTCTTCTGGAGTATCGTCTACTATTTCAACTGATAGTCCTTCATCAACTTCAGTTTGAATTTCAGTAGTTTGACCAAAAAATTTATCTTCGTCAGACATTCTTGGTTCTGGAATGTTAGGCTCTTCGTTTATTATTTCTGTTTCACTCATGCTCTTACTACTCCTGCTGGGTCTTCGACAACTGCTTCCACAGTATCATCGTTTATTAAACGAAACTCTTGTCCATACATAACCATGCGAGTGCCAGAATAAGCACGGAAAATAACCCAGTCACCTTTTTTGCACCATGGTCCAGAAGCAAATCTTTTCTTATCGTTATATGCTTCAGGTCCTAACTCAAGAACATATCCGCAGATGTTACCTACTTCTTCATTCTTTATTGTTTGGGTTGATTTAATAATACCACCTTCTGTCTTTTCATCAGCTTGTGGCATAGCAACTAAAATTTTCCAACCCTTTGGATCAGGCAGTTGTTTTCTAGCTACGTCAGGTTCTGGTGTCTTTACCGCTTCTGTCATAATGTTTGCACGACTTTAGGAGTCGAGTTCCTTTAGCGAGAGTGTCTTTCTATCCAGTCAGCCATCTCTCTTTCTGCGAGGTTTAAACCCTCGATAATTCCACATAGCCTTTTGTATTCTTCGTGATCTTTGATCGTACCATTGGCTAGGTGATCCTTGTGATCAGTAATTAAATCCTTGATTCTAGTTTTCAGAAAATCTGAAAGTGCTAATTCTTGGAACTCATCACTCATCTCTATCTAGATTCTGTGCTATATCTTTTGCAATGTCAATACCTTGCTTGTATCTTTCTACTGATTTGCTATCAGCTTTCTCCTCTGCTTCTAGCATATCACTAGCAACTTTTCTGCCCTATGCTAGCACCTGCAATTTGCTCTTGAGATTCTATCCTTTCTCTTTCAATCTCATCTCGGTTTTTAGCTTTCTCTGCATCTAGCTGTATGCGTGCAGCATCGCCAGCAATTTTTCTTTGTACGTCAGCTTCTTTAATTGCCACTTCTCTTTCACGCATTTGTATAAGTGGGTCTTGTTGTTGTGCTGCAATTCTGTCTTGTTCTGCTCTTGATTGAGAAGTAATCGCAACTCGCTTTGGCTGCTTCAGCTACAAGATCAGAAATACGTTTCTCAACATCTGCTGGTAGCGGTTCGCCTTCTGCTGGTAAAGGTATACCCATTTCTTCTTCAACTTGTTTTCTAAACATCATAGTTAGATGTTGATTTACATAAGCACTTGCATTAGCCAAGATGCTTTGAGCTGTAGGACTTGCTTCTATTTTTTGTATTACGTCAGGATTTTGTTGAGCTGCTGCTATTGTTTCAATATGTGCTTCATGGTCTTGAGTAATAAAAGCTTTAACTGGTACACCATTAATTAAATTCTGAACTGCAGTTATTGGATCAACAGGTTTGATGTCATCGTTGTTTGGAATAATATCATCTACGTTTCTGATACCTAATGTTTCTAACATTTGCCTATGCAACTCGGGCATATTATAAATTTCAGGAGAAGTTGCTGCCAATTGCATGGCTGCCTGATATTGCATTATTCTTTGTGCCATGGTCGAAGCATTAGGATCAGAAACTGGTAGAACATCTACCCGATCATCAAAGTCTGAAGCTTTAATAAATTCTTCTTCATCCATCTCGTATGGATAAGTTGGTTCAGTAAAGTCTTTAACTATGCCAACTAATATTTCAAATTCTTTTCGCATCGAAGCATGTAGCCTTGCTTGCACGGCTGACATAACTTTCATGTTTCTTTCTAGTAAAGCAAGCGTAGTACCAACTGGTGCTTGATTGTTCATGTCAGATACTTTCATATCATTCATGCTAGCAAAACGTCTACCTTCTTCTACTATGTTTTGTAAGAGTTGATACAAAGTTCCTGATGGTTCTTTGTAAGGTAAGAAGCTAATGTTATCTCTGATCGCACCACCCGGCACATCAACATCTCTAAATTCTCCGGGCATAATTGGTGTGTCATCCCCTTTAATTCTTAAACCTCTAGATTTTAAACCACCCGGCAAATTAGATAGTGTACCCGCATCAACTAATTGTCTGAGTATTGAAGTAGCAGATTTAGCTAAACCACCTACCATGTGTATCAAACCAAAGCCATAGAAGCCTAATCCGGGTAGATACTGATAGTGAACAAAGTGCATACGTCTTAATTTTTTAGGATCGTCTTCGTAATAGTTTCTACGAATACTTAAGACTATGCCACTTGGATAATCTATTGAGACTACATAAGGGTAAAGCTATACCGCTTTTATTCCCATCGATCATATCTTCGTAACCATCTAGATCAAGGTTGACTTGCATTTCTAGAATAGTATGTCGGTCATCGTAGTTGTAAGTCTTTGATTCGCCTGTCATTTCGTCATACTTCTTACGAATATCTGACTGTCCTTCATTAGACTCAGGTATATCTACATCACGATAAAAGCCAGCGACTTGCATCTTGCGTACATCGTTTGAAGATTTACGCATGACATGAGTAGCACGATCACAAGTTTCTAAATCGCTTGCACCATAGTTAACTACTACATCTTCGGCTGGAACAAAAATAGAACTTGGTCTATCAAGGCTTGGATCAAAGTAAACTTTTCGAAAGGCAGAGCCTGCCAAGGGTAAAGAGAATAACATCTTCTCGGTCTCAGTTCGGTACTCAGACATTTGATGTGTTAATAAATAATTAAGATAGTCTTGAACTCTTTGAGCTTGCTTAGTTTTGTCTGTAGTAATCTTACCAACTAACTTAGTGCGAACTGGTCCTTGGGCGGGAAACATTTCTGCTATTGACTGAGATTGGAAACGGACAACAGCTTCACTTAACATTGGATGAAAGACTCCACAAGCTCCTGCCCAAGGGGTAGTTCTCTCTTCTATCTTTAAACCTAACTGATCTAAACCTTTGACGTAGCTTTCTTCCCACTCACTACGAGAATCTTTATCGGCTTCAAACTGCGAGACTAAGTCCTGACCCATTTCATTTAGGTCGGTATCGGACATAAACTCGGCAAGGTTGGAATTAAAATCTTCCATACCCATAGGACTACTATCGGGATCGAAGTCTATAATCATGCCACCATCATCAGTTTCAATTGCAACTGAGTCTGGGTTTTCTATCGCCACAGTAATTTCTTCAGCACCTTGTTCTATTGTTCCTTCTACAGGCGTAGATGGTTGCATAGGATTTTTTTCTATAGCCAAAACTTACCTCAATAATAATCAGCGACTTTGTTATGTTCTAAAGGCTCATCCTCTTCATCGCTTGGTAAAGGTATGAATCCGCCTTGTCTAAATCTTAATAATGCTTGCGTACTACTATCAACTAAGTCATCGTGTTCGACATTAGGAAAGCCAGCAAACTCTTCCACTACTTCTTCCGCCCATCTAGTTTCAGGACACCACACGACACCTGAAGCAAATAGGTCTGATACTGCATTCACTCTAGATATTTTATCATTACCACGACTAGGTGTGTATTCTTGTACCGGTATCCCAGTCTGTCTTAGTTCAAAGATCAAAGGCATACCCGCAGCTTTTGCCTCAACAATCAAAGCATCAGGTTTATACTGTGCATGTTTTTCGGCAGCTTTTATTTTTAACTCAGGAAACTCTAGTCTAGATTTATAAGCATCTAGTAATATTATGTTTGGTGCTAGCATCCCTTCATCGTCTTCTTTGTAGAATACTCCCCATGTAGTGCAAGCAGAATAGTCTGCTCGTTGATTCTTCATAAAGGCTGTATCCCAAGACTGGATGACAAACTCGCAATCTGGTGGGTCTCTTTGATCCCAAGTCTGCCACCATTCTCGTTTGACCAACGCACCTTCTTCTGAGGTGGGGTCTTGTTGATACTGAGATTGCCATTTACTATTCGGCAGTTCAGCACGCAACGCTTCTAATTCTTCTAGCTTCCAGAACTCTGACCACAAAGCTTCGCCTGATGGTAGGATCGCAGGCAGTTCTATAACTTCCCATTGATCTGCACCACCTCGTTTAATGCTAGCATCTACTACCTGACCCGTCAGATCACGCTGATGCCATCTAGTCATTACTACCACAATCGCACCATTCGGTTGTAAACGCTGTCTTGGTCCAGAGGTATACCACTCATAAGTCTTATTAAAGACATTCACATCTGCAGATGCACCTTCTTGTTCTGAATGCGGATCATCAATAATTAATAAGTCCGCACCTTTACCAGTCACCGCACCGCCAACACCTATCGCAAAGTATTCACCGCCCTTGTTGGTATTCCAACGACCCGCAGCTTTACTATCTGCTTGCAGACTAACATTAGGAAAGACATCCTTGAAATCATTATTGTTGACAAGGTTTCTAACTTTACGACCAAAGCCGACAGCTAGTTCCGCAGTATGGGCAGTCTGAATGATCTTCTTCTCAGGGTATTGTCCTAAAAACCACGCAGGCAACAGATAAGAAGCGAACTCACTCTTAGTGTGTCTAGGAGGCATGTTAATAATTAAACGCTTTAGATCGCCTCTAACGACCTTCTCGAAAGCTTTAGCCATTATCTCGTGGTGTTTACCATGAATGAAAGCAGTCCACATCTCTTGCACAAAGGTTAAGAAATCATTCTGGGAACCCTCACGCCTTTTGGCAGACTCCCACTCTTCTAACAGATCAAGCATCTCAGCCTTTTCAACTGAATCTAGATTCTTGATTTGATTAAGTATGTTGGGATTCATAGTAGGTACATACTGAAATGTAGATACTCCTTTAAAATCAATACCTTGTATAACCAATTGGTAATTACTTATCTGGTATTTACTACATAGTAGGTATATCTATTCCAATACTCTACCATAATAGTACCCCTTCACATGGAAAGTCAACATAAAAATTATAATAATATATGGGGGTGTAGGATTCCTACCCCTTTATCCTACAGTTACAGGTAATATGCGATTACAAAATGCAAGCATAAAAAGAAGAAGGGGGGGGGTACATGAAAACTGCACATCAAATGTGTGGATCACTATGTATATATGGTAGACAAGTAATCTGTTTCTCTAGCGGGGGTGGGGGTCGTCTAGAATATCCAGATCATAAAATCAAAAGGGGTGGTCTTTGTTTTCTTTAGCTAAGAAATTTGATTAATCGTTTTGTGATTCTTCCAATAGTCGGATGATCTTCTCTTCTATCTCTTCCGCTATCGTTTCGCTTGCTCTCTCTTCTCTTTGTTCCACAACGTCTGTGAATATTCCAATGGTCTTACCCAGTAATTCTAATGCCCTGACTCTGCTAGCATCTGAATCAGCATCCCTAGACTCTGCCATTAGTCTTTCAAGAACATAGTTCTTAGTTCGTATGCCAGAAGCTACTGAACCATCCTCTCGCTTACTGATAAGTCTCTGAACGCTTAGTGCTATCTTAGGGTTTGCTAGCAGTTTAGATGACTCTGTCTCTACCCATTTAGGTATCTTCCCTGACTTCGTTAGAGTGACATTGTAAGCTTCTGCATATGCCTCTTTATAAGTTACCTTTCCCTTTACTATGAGTTCTACAAAATGTCTTTGTTTCGGGGTCAAAATTTCGGGTCGGTCTTTAACTATTTTTAGGTTTGGTTTTTTCTCGTCAGTCATAGGGAATATTTTACTGGTCTTTATTTCTTAATGTAATGACTGCAATGTGCTTGCAATCTACTCCCATTAGCGTAGAGTTAACTCATGGACAGAAACAGCAGATCAACAAACCCCGACAGCGTGTCGGTCTTCTTGGTTTGGTTAATTTCTTACCAGTTATATTTTAACGTGGAGGTTTTATAGAACAGCACAATACGACTCTGACAAATTCCTAGGGATAAGTGACAGTAGCCTAGGTCGTACCCCAGAGACCATGTAGCAAGTGACAGTTGCTAGGAAGCATGCGAGGGCGGTAAACGATACACCAAGTTCCCAGAACAAGAATAAAGTTCTGCTCCTCAAATATTAAAGAATAGAGGGGGACAGTCTCACAATGGTGGGATGCAAAACTGTCAGCAAGTGTGTGCTTGCTCTGATGATGGAACAAAAGTTCCGAAACAGTCTTTTAACTATTAATCTATGATGGAGAAAATTATGGATGAACAAAATATAAATGGGTCATCGCCTAGTCAGACTTTAAGAATGATGCACGTGATGAAATTAGCAGATCAGACACCATTGGTGTTGGGGTCTGTGGGTGTTGGTAAATCAGAAACGATTTATCAATTTGCAGAGAGCCTTGCTGAAGAGGAAGGTCTTTCAGTTAGTTGGGATAACGCTTCCCCGACTGCTAAACAATTTGGTCTAGTTGATTTTAGGCTGAGTCATTTTGAGTCTGTAGACTTTGGCGGATTGCCTTACATTGTCGATGGAGTTCAGAAGAGAGCAATGCTCGGAAATTTACCGACTAAAGGTAAAGGTCTGCTGTTCTTAGATGAGTTCGCTCAAGCGGGTCAAGACCTTCAAGCAATTGCTTCGCAGTTGATTAAGGAACGAAGACTTGGCGAGTACGTCTTCCCCGAAGGGTGGAGTATTGTGCTAGCGGGAAATCGTCACAGCGACAGATCAAGTGCTAACAAAATTGTGGCACATGGGATGGGTCGTGTCGGGATGATCGAGTTCGAGAGCAACGCTAACGACTGGCTAAAGTGGGCAAGTGAAAATAGTGTTGATGAACGCTTGATCGCTTTCATTCAGTATCAGCCACAGTACCTTAATAATTTTGACCCCAAAATTGTTGAGCCGAGTGCGACTCCTAGGACAATCACTAATTTGTCTAAGGTGCTAGCACAAAATCCTGACAAGGATATTCTGCAAAACTTGATCTATGGTTTTGTAGGTCGAGAATTTACTGCGGAGTTCATGGCTTTCATAACCTTGATGCAAGATGTTCCAAATCTTGAAAAGGTGTTGGGTGGCAAGAAGGTGGATGTTCCCGAAGGTGTGGGTCTGCAATACGCTACTGCGGTTGCTTTGACTTCTACCATTAAGGAATCGAAGGACTCAGAGTTAGCGATTCATTTTGAGAACGCTCTAAAATTTGTAGAGCAATTTCAGACTGATGAGTTTGCTATCTTCTTTGTTCGTACTATGGTGGGAATAAAATCTCAGTTGAAACAAACTAAGGTTTATTCTGACTTTGTGGTTAGACATCAAGACTTATTGATCTAATCCAAGGGACTGGAGTGGAGAAAATGTTACCAGTAATATTTTCTCTGCTCTGTGTTCTAACTGATCGTGGACTGTGTGGTCTGCCTGATGATGATTCAAAAGAATCGAAATCAGTTCTTTTAACTAATTATCTATGGAGGTTACTATGGATAACAAAAAATCGGTGTTGCAAGAAGTTGCGACTTTAATTCACATACATAAGCAAATACCTAGCGGTATCAAAGTTGATCGTGAGATCAGCGATGAGGTTACTGGTATGTATTCTGCTGATGATAGAAGCATCAAGGTTGATAAGAAGTTATATTCTTTTGACATCAATTCTCATATGAGAAAAATGTTCAACAAGTTTATGAACAGAGAGATCAAGCCTTATGTTTACCCATGGCAAGAAGGAGACAGTAATAAATCAGTTTATTATCTGTTACCTAATACTCACTATGAACAAGTTCAACAAGCTATTAATAAGTTTCAGTTGGAGTGGGATAGAGAGGTCAATCATTTTATCGGTAGCTACGAGACTTATGTCGAAGGTGCTAAAGATACTTTGGGCAATGCTTGGAAATCGGAAGACTATTTGGAGCAATGGGAGATAGCACGAAAGTTTGTTTTTGATGTTAACTTCAGAAACATTCCTTCAGTTGAGTCTGATATTCGTACTACTGCTTCAGCTAAGTTGCGAAAACAAATCGCTTCACAAGTTGAAGGTAGCTATCGTCAAAACGAGAAACTCTTGTTGGATGATGCCAAGGAGAATTTAGATTCTTCTTTAGGGCGAGTCATTGATGCGATGAAAAACTTCAAGCCGAAAGATAAAGGCGGAGCATTTTTCAAAGATGCGATGTTCGATAAGTTGAAAGTTGATAATGACAGAGCGAGAGTTCTGAATGATCAGGTCTTTCAATCTGAAGAGTTAGCGGAGTCTATTGATTCGGTTGACCAATTGCTCGGTAGC